TTTCTAATTACACTCACCCAGCAAATCATCCACCATCAATTATTACTCAAGATGCATCAAATCGTTTTGTGACAGATGCTGAGAAAACTATATGGAATGCTAAACAACCACAACTAAACGGCACAGGATTTGTAAAAGCTAATGGAACTACAATTAGTTATGATAATAGCAGTTATTTACCATTAGGAGGTAAAGCAGCAGATTCAGAGTTGTTGGATGGTTTAGATAGTTTAGGATTTATTAGAATGTATCCAAATTTAATAGGGTATGATGTTAATTCATGGAGTACTGCAAAAAGAGGATGGAGTAATGCTTCTTCAACAGGATGGACTAATGTACCATTAGCAAGTAACAACGCTACAGCTTTATATGAACATTCATTTTCAGATGAAAATTATGGCTTTCAAAAATATGTAAGAAGTGACGGTGGAGCAAGTTTAGAAACTTATTTAAGAAATAGGAATCCTGGAGGTACATTTAGTTCTTGGTATAAACTATTACACACAGGTAACTTCGTAGCAGGAACTAATTACCAAACACCTATAACCAACCCTATAACAGGCACAGGAACATTAAACTACATACCAAAGTTTACAGGTACAGGTACTTTGGGGGATAGTGCTATATCTGATAATGGTGGCACGGTTGAAATTATTTCTCGTAATATTGATTTATCAGGCTCATCTAATAAAAGAATACAGTTTAATTCATTTACAAATTGGCAGTATAATTTTAGTAATTTTAATGATGATTTTAATATTTATGATTCAGATAATACTAATTTCATAAGCCTTTTTTATAATGGAGGCACTACAAACAAATATGCGTCTATTTTAGGTGCTTTAACCGTTAAAAACAACGGCAATGTAGGAATAGGAACTGTTAGTCCAGAAGCAAAATTACATATATCAGGAACATTAGGATTACCAGCTACAAGTGGAACTAGTAATTCGGTCTCATTTTCTAGATTTAAAAATGCTACATCAGGGTGGGCTTTAGATATGGGATTAAATACTATTGGCACTCCTGCTGGATGGATACAAGCACGAGATTCAGGTAATTTAGCAACTAATACCCATTTAATGTTACAACCAAACGGCGGCAACGTACTAATAGGCACAACCACAGATAACGGTGCTAAGTTACAGGTTAATGGTGCAGCAACCTTTGCAAGTAGTGTTACTGCTAAGAATAATAGAATAATAGGAGTGTCTGGTGGGTATACTACTGGAGATAATCCAATGTTAAGTTTTGGAGATGTTCCTATTACAAATACATTTGGTGTGGTAGAAGTCCCTTTTGGTAATAAAATGATATTCAATATGTATCATGGATATATTTTTAAGGTGTCTAATAATGGAGCTTCGCCTGTTGAAGCTTTTAGAATTAATATTGATAGAACAGCAACCTTCTCAGATACAGTTACTGCTACAGACTTTATAGGTACATCTGATATAACCTTAAAAGAAAACATACAAGTTCTACACCCTAAGAGAATTAACTCTAATTATAAGACTTTTAACTTTATAGGTAGTGAGCAACAACGTGTGGGGTTAGTGGCGCAAGAGCTTGAAATAGAGCATCCTGAGTTTGTTAGAACAGATTATAATGGTATTAAATCTGTATCATATACAGACCTTCATAATGCTGAGATAGCTTATTTAAAAGATAAGATTGAGAAATTAGAGGAATTGGTTAATAAATTAATTAAGTAATGGGAACTATTAAAACCACTACCCCTTTTGAATTTTCAGCAGTGTGTCAGGAACTTTATGGAAGTTCAAACACTGTAAATAAAACTTTAATTGGCGCACATGCTGCTGCTAGTGGGACTTTTAACTCTACTTATAATACTTTTGGGACTTCAAAAACATTATTAGATTTTAGAGGTTATATGAGTCCTGCTTCAGCTCCAATTACATTAGTTCAATACGCTAATGCTATTGATTGGAAAATATTAAATATTATAAATTTCCCTTCTCCAACACAAACTATAACTGTAGAATATAAATTAATAAGTACATCTTTTCAAACATCAGGGAATACTCGTGTTGCGTTTGGTTCAGGGAGCCCACAATTATTTTATCCTAATGATACTACTACAGATACTAAAGTTATACAAGATATATACGCAAATAGTTTATATCTCTTGTATTATAATGTAGGAGACACGTGTGTTGTAAGATGTAAAATTACATATTTAAGTGTAGATACAATACCTGTGGTGGATTATATAAATATAACACTTGGAGTTATGGAATCTCCTCCAGCCGCTCCTACATTAACATTAGGAACAGTAACATCTACATCATTAGCTTTTACTTGGAATGCACCTGCTACAGCTGATTCATATGTATTATGGTGGAGAGTTAGTGGAGGTTCTTGGAGTCCTGTTGGATTATCTGGAACATCATATACGTTAAGTGGATTATCAGCGAGTACAACTTATGAGGTATATGTGATAGCTAGTAATGCTATAGGAGATTCCCCTGTAAGTAATACTATAACACAAGAAACATTAGCTTCTCAAACAGACACAACACCACCAAGTACTCCAATTGGTTTGGCTGGTATAGGTTTTGGGTCATATGTTTCTCTATACTGGGAGGCTTCTACTGATAATGTAGGAGTTACAGGTTATAATATTTATAGAGATGGTGGGTTACTTGATACAAGTGCAACTAACACTTATGATGATGTTTATGTTACCACAAATACAACCTATATATATAAAGTACAAGCTTTTGATGCAGCCAATAATTTATCAGGATTTAGTGCGGAACAAACAATTAATTCAGGAAATATAGCATAATTTAAACTAAAATAAATAAAAATGAAAACAATCGTAATTTTTTTATTCCTAGCAGTAGCAGGATTTATTGGGTATAAAGGATACCAATTAGTAAACAAGAAATATCCTAAGAGTACAGGTGGTGGTAGTGGTTCAGGAGGAAGTGTTCCTAGTGAGGGATTTCCTAAGAATGATGTGCCTGAAGAGATAAAAGCTAAGTAAAGAACTATCAGATTCTTGAGTTAGGGAACTTTCTCAAGAATCTTGAATTAAAAATAATAAAAAATGTTTAAAGCGATGGGTATATATTTTTCACCAATGTTGCAATTAGCAGCTAAAACAGTCACGTATAAAAATGGATTACAATTATCTTTATTAATCAGTATTATGATAGAAGCTATAGCATCGTTTTTAAATACTAGTTTCTTAGGCGTATCAACAAGTTTTTTAGTATTAATATCATGTATGTTTATTATTGATTTTATTACTGGAACATTAGCATCTAATTATGAATATAAAAAAGCTTTAAAAGATAATAATATAGATTTAGCTAAAGATAAAAAAATAACTAGTGCTAAAATAACATTTACTTTTTTTAAATTTCTTATGTTATTTCTCTGGATTTGGTTAGCTTCTAATATACAAGACAAAATAAAAGATATAAACTATTTAAGTGGATTCTATGAAGTGATTGTAATTGTACCGTTAGTATTAGTTACACTAAGAGAGTATATAAGTGTTGGTGAAAATTTTGAAAGAAGATTTGGAACTAAACCATATATTTTTATATTAGTAGAAAAAATATTTGAAGCACTACAATTTAAGTTTATAAATAAGATAGAAAATGAATAATATAAGCAAACATATTACTTATAATGAAGCTACTCATTCTGATACTGCAATTAGAAAAGGGATTAAGAATATTCCTTCTAATGAAGAATTGGAGAATATGAAATTATTAGCTGAAAAGATATTTGAACCTGTACGCAGTATTATTAATAAATTTATAATTGTAAATTCTTTTTATCGTTCTGTAGCTTTAAATAAGGCAGTAGGTGGAAGTGCTACATCAGAACATTGTAAAGGTATGGCAATAGATATGTCTTGCAATGGGTTAAATAAAAAAATATTTGATATTATTAGAGGTAAATTAAAATTTACTCAACTTATAGCAGAATATGAAGAAAATGGTGAACCTAAATGGGTACATGTAAGTTATGATCCTGATAATTTAAAATGTCAAGTATTACGAACAAAGGTTATTAAAGGTAAAACTTTTTATGAACCTTATATACAAACTTTATAATATGAATTTTATCCTAAGTTTATTACAAAATATTAAATGGACACCACTAAAGATATCAATAGTACTTAATATAGTACTATTGATATTTGTAATATTTCTATTTAAATCACCAAAACCTATTAAACCAGAAGTAATTATTGAAACACATACCATTACTATTCCTGGTAAAGATGGTAGGATTGATACTATATATCAACCTAAACCTTATAAAGTAGTTAACCCAATTAATTCAGAATTACTTAAACAATATACTGCATTAAAAGATTCAGTTAAAAAATTAGAAATGTATTCTGATGCTATTGCTGAAAGAGAATATAATGAGTTCTATGAGGACTCTAATGTAAAGATAGATATATATACTAAAATACAAGGAAAGTTGCTTAAACAAGCTCCTAAGTACTTTATTAAGCCTATTACAGTTTCTTTTACAGATACAACTACAATAAATTATAATAAACCTCCTACAAATAAATTATTAGGGGGTATAGAATTAGGTTTACCTCAATTTGGTAATCCAAGTATAAAAGGTTCTATATATTTACAGAATAAAAAAGATAATATTATATCATTGGGATATGATACTAATAAAACTATTTGGATAGGATATATAATAAAATTATAAAATAAATACAAGAACATTAGGAAATGTCAATTTTATTTCGTAACTTTGTATTATATATAAAATATAACATATGGAATTAGAAGAAATTAAAGATTTTTTAAGAAAGAAGCAGGGCTACAGAAAGGAAGGTGGTAAACGTCTCAGAAATATTTTAAGTAAGAAAGGATTTCAAACTACAATAGCATTATGTAAACAAGCTATTAGAGAAGTTAATATTGAATTAAAAGATAATACACCTGAAGCAATTAGAGAACAAAGAATCTTAATATATGATATTGAAACAAGTTTTAATATTGGTTGGTTTTGGAGAACAGGATTTAAAGTAAATATATCACCAGAACAAATTATAGAAGAAAGAGCAATCATTTGTGTTAGTTATAAATGGTTAGGTGAAGATCAAGTATACAATCTCACATGGGATAAAAATCATAATGATAAATTCTTATTAGAACAATTTATTGAAGTAATGAATGAAGCTGATATGATTGTTGCCCACAATGGTCAAGAATTTGATCTTAAATGGATTAAAACAAGAGCATTTATACATGGATTAAAAATGCTAATTGATTATCCACAGTTTGATACTTTAAAAGTAGCAAGAAAGAAATTTAATTTCCAATCAAATAAATTAGATTATATATCTAAATTATTAGGTGAAGATGGAAAAATTCCAACTAATATAGATTTATGGAAAAGAATTATCTTACATAATGATGAAGAAGCATTAAAAGAGATGATTACTTATTGTGATGAAGATGTAAGACAGTTAGAACATGTATTTAAAGTAATACAAGGTTGGGAACATCCTAAATTCCATTTAGGAGTATTACAAGGTAAAACAAAACAAACTTCTCCTATTTCAGGTGGTGTTAATTTAGCTTTAGTTAAAACAGTTACTACTAACAGAGGAACAAGTAAAATGATAATGAAAGATTTAGACACAGACAGATTATTTGAAATGTCTTTAACAAATTATAATAAATGGTTGCTAACAAATAAATAATACACAAAACCCTTTCTACATCTTAAAAAGTTGTGGGGAGGGTTTTAATTTTTATAATTATGGCGAAAATAAATGAAATTACTAATGATATTAGAGAGGCTATTAAAGCTTATTCTGATGATAATGAATTAGATGATAGATATATCATCTATTTATATAATATAAAACGTGCTAAATATCTTAGACAAGATTTAAATAACTATCAAAAAACAGTAGATAATTCTATTACACAAACTTTATGTTTAAGTATGGAAGAAGTATCTATTAATGAATGTAGTGTAGATTATTCTTGTGGTAGTTTATTACGTAGTACTCAACCTATCCCTATACCAATAGAATTACATAGTAAAGTAGCTATAACTAAAGTAAAACCTATTACTAAGTTGGCTATACCATTTAATTTTATTACTAAGGATAAAGCTGCTTATATAGAAAATGCTCCATTCAATAAAGCTATATATGCTTTTTTAGATGTAGATAATTATATATATGCATATAGTAAAGCTGATGATTATAAACTATTAGAATGTATTACTATTACTGGAATATTTGAAGATCCATTAAGTTTACAGAATTATAATAATTGCTGTGATTGTGGTGATACACCAGTTGCATGTTTTGATGTAGATGAATCTGCATATCCATTACAACCTCATTATATTGATTTAATAAGAGAGGAAATTATACGTGATATTTTAAGAACTAAACAAATACCTGAAGATAAGATTAATGATGCAGAGAGTTCATAAAGCCAAAAGAGACTACGGGATTGCTGACTATTATAAATTCTATACAAAAAATAATAAAATATCTAAAGATATATATAGTAAGATTATTACAGAATACAATAATGAAATAATTAATCTTATTATTGAAGATAATATGATATATCAAATACCTTATCTTGGATTTGAGATTGTCATTAAAAAAGATAAAAGAAAACCCAAAATTGTTAATGGTAAATTAATTAGTAATATACCAATAGATTTTAAAGCTACAAAAGATTTATGGGCTTCTAATCCTGAATGTAAAGAAAAAAAATTATTAGTAAGGCATAGTAATTCACATAGTTCTGGATATGTATTCAGAATTTATTGTAAAAAGTTTAAGTCACAACTTAAAAATAGAAGTTTACTTAAATTCAAACCAAATAGAAAATTTCAACGACAACTAAGTGCAAGAATAAAAGATGAGAATAAAGACAACTTTGATGCTTTCTTGCTATATCAAAAATAATAACTATGTATAACGGTACCACAATTTCTCTTAAAACAATACTTTGGAAAGTATTAAGACATCCTTTAGCAACTGATTTAACTTATGAAGAAGCTGCAGAACATGTAATTGAAGCTATTAGATTAATAGGTGCACCATTATCTTTTGAGGATAAAGTGTCATTACCTATTAAAGTAGAAAATTATAAATCTGCTATTCCATTAAATTCTATTAAAATTAGAGGGATTAGAATTATTAATAATTTAGAAAATTATGATGATGGTGCTATTGCATTAAGATATGCAACAGATATATATCATAATGGAGCTAACTGTGAACCTAATAGTGATAATACAGTACCTTATGAATATACATATACTATTCAGAATGGTGTCATATTTACATCAATTCCTAATGGTTATATTCAAGTAAGTTATCAAGCTCTACCAGTAGATGAAGAAGGTTATCCTTTAATACCTAATGAACAAAAAACTTTATTAGCTATTGAATATTATGTATTACATAGATTTATGGAACCTCTTTGGTTAATAGGTAAAATTACAGATAAAGCTTTTCAATATGTAGAACAGAAAAGACATTTCTATATGGGTGGTGCTGATACTTCTTTAAAATTACAAGGTACAGATCATTTACAAAGTATAATGAATACTATTAATAGACTCATTATTAATGACCAAGCACATAATAGTTTCTATAAAGGTACTGGTGGTCAAGAAAGAATTAAAAGATATAACTAATGGGAAATAAGTTAAGTAAATATACATTTGGTGGTATTAATCAAGATATTTCTAAAAGTAAACATCAACCTCAATTTTATTTTGAAGGACAACATATACGTATAGTTTCTACTGATTCACAATCAACAGGTAGTGTTACTAATGAAAAAGGTAATGATTTAGTTATAGTATTACCACGAATAGAAATAGTAAGTAAAATTAATCCACCAATTCAAGCGATTGCAAATTCATATACTTTAGTAGTGAATTCAACTTTAATAATGCCAATTTTAAATAATGATGTATTTGTATATCCTGTTACTATTACAATATTACAACAACCTACAAAAGGGAGTTTAACTATTAATATTGATAAAACAGTTACTTATATTAATACAGATGGAATTGTTGGAACAGACACTTTTATATATCAAATAGATGATGGATATACTACATCAAGTGCTACAGTTACATTATCAGTGCAAGCTACAGTAGTTCAACCTGAATTACCACCTGATGAAGTTCCAGTTGTAGATTCTAATTTTGATGGTACTTATTATTATTATATGTTTGCTCCATGTAATATTAATTTAGCATTTAGAAGAGTAAAAAGTAATGTTAAAATTACAGATAATAGAGTATATAGTTTATTAGGTTCAGGTAATATTGGTGCAGAAGGAAAGGTTGCATATCCTACAACAGATATGAGTGCAACTTCTTCAACAATTGGTGCAGTATATGGGACTACTTGTCCTCCTATAGATGATAATCCATATGTTCCAGGAAGTGGACACCCTCAATAAAATTATTTAAAGTATGAGTACTACAGCATTAGCAGGTAAAATAACATATGGTAATCAAGAATTATCATTCATAACAGATCAAGAAATAGACCAACAAATAAATGATGGTCTATTACCTAATATATCTAATTCACAACAGATTATAGGTCATACTACTACTAGAGATAGTATTATATTATTCTCTACAGATAATTTAGGGATGGACTGTATTTGGAAATTAGATAATGTTTTATTATCAGAGTATCAACTAAAATTACTTTATGTCAGAAATTTAGGTTTTTCTACAAGTAATCCTATTCAAGCTATATTCAATTATGAAAATGAAAATATTCAAAAAGTATATTGGGTAGATGGTAAACATCAAATTAGATCTATTAATATTAATCATGGACAAATTGAAGGTAATGAAGCATTAATTGATTTACCTTCTAATAGTATAAATTTAGTTGGTAATATTGATTTTTCACAACCTACTATTACCAGTATCTTATCTGGAGGAACACATACTGCAGGTATGATCCAATATGGATATAATTTATATAGATTAAATGCTTCACAAACAAAATTAAGTCCATTATCTGAATTAATACCATTAGGTAAAGGTTTAAATTTAGGTGGTGGTGAACTTAATGAAGAAGTAGGAGCAACTCCAGTAGTAGAAATTAATAATTTAGATAAAGCATATACTCATATTAAAGTATATGCTATTAAATATACATCTTATAATGAGATACCTAGTATTCATCTAATAGATGAAAGAGAATTAGGTGGACAATCTAGTGTAACTATATATGATGATGGCTCTACAATAGCTTCTTTATCATTAGAAGAATTGTTATTTTTAGGATCTGATCCAATTGTACCTAAACATATTGAAACTAAAGATAGTAGATTATTTCCAAGTAATATAGAATCAAGAGAATTTATTTTACCAGAAGAATTAGATTGTAGAACATATAGTTTTCCTATTTCTTCTACTACTACACAAGTATTTGATAGTATAACAAATGCTACAGTTATTAATCCAGTTGGTGGAACTATTATTAATAATAACTATGTGCTACCTCTTCAACATGATGCAATTAATTTAAAATATGATATTAATAAATATCAATATAATTCAACAGTATTAGGAGCTGAAGGAAAATTTATTAAATTTAAAATTAATCAAAAAAGTTTAAATAAACCAGAAGATTATAGAGTTCTTAAAGATAGAGAAATTTATAGATTTGGTGTAGAATTTTATAATAATTTAGGTCAAACTTCTATTCCACAATGGATGTTAGATTATAAGATGCCAACAGGTAATTTACAAAATAATTTTAATACAATTGAAGTTACATTAAAACCTGAATTTTATACTTGGTTAAATAATTATAATTTTGAGAAAGAAAGTGATAGACCTGTAGGTTATAGAATATTACGAACAGAAAGAACTGTTGCTGATAAAACTATTACTTGTCAAGGTATATTAAGTGGTATGATGGTTAATACTATTAGAGATAGTAGAAATGCAAGTTTATTAACTGTAACAGAAAAAAGAATAGATTCTAAAAATCAACCTAAGTTACCTAATTTCTTAATTAGAACATTTCAAAAAATTAATCCATTACAAGCAAATTCGAATTTATTGAATATGCAATTTAAAAATGGAGATGCTACACAAATTGGTGATACAGCTAATCTAAATCCACTTACAGAAATACAATATGATAGTAATGCAGGATGTAATACTCGTAGAAAAGCAGATACATATCAATATACTACAATGTATCAAATGTATTCTCCAGAGATTATGTTTAATTCTATTAATGTAAATACAGCTACTCAATTTAATGTAATTGGTGGAGCTGTTAATACTTTTAATTCATGGTGGGGTCAAGAACGTAGTGTAGTTAATAAAGTACCATTACTAGAAGGACAAGTAACTGGTAAATTAACACCTCATACTTCTGGAGGAACTGATATACCTATTAATGATAATATCAAAAGTTTAATACTACGAGGTTTAATATCTGATGCTAATGGTAGTGATGCAGATAAAACAGTATCTTTTAATCAATTTAATAGAGAATTTACTCAATTTATACCTGCACCAACACCAAAAGTATATTCTATTTATGGTGCTCCTGAATTAACAGAACGTGGACAAGGTAATACTACATATAATAATAATGCTCAATATATTTATAAAAATACTTTAGAGGGACTTCTTTCAGATGGTGTACAAGAACGATGTAATGGTGATGGATATGTTGATACTGGAACTAATGATAGAGCTATTATTAGTGTAAATTCATATGGTGCTAAATGTGTTACCTTTGTTCCAGATAATGGAAGTAATTCTGATACTATAGAACCTCATAATAGATTAACATTAGAACAATTATATAGTGCAAGTGGATTAACTAATCCTAATACTGTATTAGTAGCTGAATTTGTACGTCCTAATACAGATGTTTATTTATCAGGTATTTATGGTGGTAATAGTTATGAAGATAAAAAGAGAAGTTCTTATTTACAAATAGGAAGTTTTAAAAATATAGACAATAATATTGTTCAAATAGACTCAGCTGGTGATACTTATGTTCAAGTATTTAAATTTATGCGTATAGGTAAAACTGACGTAGAAACTTATAGTAAAGGTGTTAATCAACATACTGAATTAGTTTCTGTTTTATTAGAAACTTCTATAGATTTAAAAAATAGAAATGATATTTCATTATCTACATGGAATTCAAGATTCCAACCTAATAATGAAGAATATCATAAATATAATAAAGTATATAGTCAACAACCTAGTTTAGTTAAAGCAATTGGTGTAGATTTTAATTTTAAAAGAATTAAAAATTTTGATAGTAGAATTACTGCTAGTAAATTAAAAATCCCAAATGAATCAGTAGATAGTTGGACAGATATTCTTCCTAATGAAGTAATGGATTTAAATGGTAAATATGGTCCAATTAATAGTATTGTTTCATTTAATGATACTATATATGCGTTTCAAGATGAAGCTATAGCATCTATATCAATTAATCCTAGAGTACAAGTACAAGGAAGTGATGGTATAGGTTTAGAATTAGGTACAGGTGGTATATTATATGATTATAATTATATTACTACTAAATCTGGTTCTATTAATAAATGGGGAGTTATTCCAACTAAACGAGGATTATATTATTATGATGCTTTAAATAAAAATATTAGTAGAATCCCTGATAATGTTGCAGTATCATTAACTGATACAAAAGGTTTACATACATATTTTAATAATAATTATAAATATGATTTATTAAAAATAGATAATCCTATATTAAGAACAGGTGTTATATGTGGTTATGATAATCTTAATAGTGATGTATATTTCACATTACTTCAAGGGGATAAATCATTCACTAGATGTTTTAATGAAAATATAGATCAATTTGTTGATTTAAAAACATATAAACCATCTATGTATCTTAACAAAGGTGATAAGTTTTTATCATTAGCTTATACTAATAACTCTCTTTATGAGCATGGTAAAGGTCTATATAATAGATTCTATGGAAGTTATCAACCTAGTTATATAACATTATTAGTAAATCCAGAAAGTGATTCTTCAGTAGTTTATGATTCTATATTCTATAACTCAGAATTATATTTAAATGATATAGATCAACCTGATAAAACACTTACACATATTCAAGCTTATAATGAATATCAGAATTCTGGTAGAATTCCATTAATAGTAGGTAGAGATAAAAATCTTAGACGTAAACTTAGAGAATGGAAAGCTGAAATACCACGAGATAAAAGAAGTAGAATTAGAAATCCTTGGATATATCTAAAATTAGAATTAGATAATACATCAAATTATAAATTAATACTTCATGATATTATTATAGCATATAGTGATTAATTACGTATAATAATTATTATTGTTATAAATAATATGAAAAAACATTTGGAAATAATACAATTATTTTATATATTTGCAAGAATATGGACGAATTAAATAGACTCATTAATCAATTAATTAAGGAAAAAGGGGGTACTAAACAACAGTACCTCCATTTACTTGATGTTATATCAAACCATGAAACTAAACGTACTTTTGATACTAAAAGTATTCAGGATGAAGGTGATCCAACTAATTATGGTTCAGGACTTTATCATTTTGAAACAGGTAAAAATAAAGGTGGTATAACTGCAGCAAGACGTGCTGTTAATGTATATAATAAAAAGGGATATCCAATACCTTCTTGGTTAAAAGATGCTACTGCTGGTTCAGAATTAGATGCTGGACAATTAACACCTCAACAACAATCTGTATTATTTTTAGCAAATCATATAGAACATCCTAAATCTGACTTTAGTAAGATTTGGAAAGGAGAACAATCTATACCAGAATTTTGGTCAGAGAATCATCAAGCTGATCCTGATAAAAAACAAAGGAAGTTAAAAGAGAAAAGATTTAAAGAAGATTATGAAAGATATCAAGAGCAAGGTCATACTTATCCTGAAATAGATAAATCTGCTCCTGAAACAGATAGATGGAATGCTTATACAGATGAATTAAGTAAAAATGATTTATATACAGCAGCTAAACAATCTGTTAAGAAAAATCAGATACAGTTTGCACTAGGTGGTAATATCCAAGACTTATCACATTTAAAACAATCTAATAATAATTCTTTATATAGAAGGAATTTTAATACTTATAATACAGGAGGGCTACACTCGCAAAATCCATTAGGAGGTGTACCAATAGGTAGAGGTGCTAATGGGAAAATAAACACAATAGAACAAGGGGAGTCAGCTTATAACTTTAAAACTGGTAAATTCATATTTTCAAATAGAATAAAAATATAAAACATGAAAGCAAATTTAATTAAAATGTTTAACCTTCCTCCATATATAAAAGGGAAAAGTTTTGCACAAGCTTCTATAGCAATAGAAAACAAATTTAAAGACAGAAAGGATAAGTATTCTAATGATACTAAAGAAGAGTTAATGCAACGCTTAGCTGATGCTCAAGAGTATATTAAGATGCAACAATCCTTACAAAATGAATCACAACAAATACCTGATCAAATGGGTGGTGAAGTACCACAAGGTATGGAACAATTTATACAACAAGGTCAAGGTCAAGAAATGATGCAACCACAAGATATGGAAGGTATGGAACAAATACCACCAGAAATGATGGAAGGACAACAACAAATGGCTTATGGTGGGTCTATAGGTGGTGAAGATCCTATATTAAAACCAGGCATGAATATATCTGGACCAGAAGGACAATTCCAAAGTAATATTAAATTTGTAGATGAAGCAAAAGATAGATCAATTGTAGTAGATGGTCAAGGAAATTATTCAATAGTACCTAATAGAGTTTTAAAATTAAATTTACAAGGAAGTACTAGTGGTGGTGCTAAACCAATGTCACCTGCAGAAGCAGCATATTTTATGAAAAATACACCTGGACCAGTAAATACTAAACAAAATAATGCTTTGAGTGCACAAGGAACAGAAGAAATGATTGCTAATCAAAATGCTATTAAAGCTAATAAAGAATGGGGAGTTCCTTTACGTAAAGGGGCTAATTGGAATGCATTAGGTGGAGAATTAATGAGACAACCACAAACAGCATTAGTAGGTAATACTTCAGGTATAACTTCAATGCAAGGTAGTACAGTAAATCCTACATTAGCAACTGTTAAACCTAATGTTCAACCATCTTCACCAGCTACTTCAAAATCTCCAATGGGTGATTTAGGTGATGTAGCAGGAGCAGCTCAAGGATTATTAGCTGCTGGTCAAGATATATTTGGACCTTCAACAGTAGATAGTTCTGGAGCTACAAGATATGATATTAATGCTACTAAACAAGCTGGATTAATGAAAGGTGTAGGAGGTGCAGCTGATTTAGGAAAAGGTATTCTTACAGGTAATCCAATGGATATGATAAAAGGTGGCACAGCATTAGTTAGTTCTATTTTTGGTAAGGGTAGTAAAGGAATGGCAGATGCAAATCATCAATATGTATTAGGTCAAAATGCAGGTTTAAGACAATCTGATTTTGCTTATGGTGGTAAAGTATTACCTGATTATACTACAAATCAACCAGTAACTTCAACGCAATCATTTAGTGAAGCATATAATCCATTTAGTATTCAAAATAGAAATAGACCTACATTAGATAGTGCAATTTTACCTACTGCAAGTGGACTACAACAGCAACAACAATTAGCTGCATCTAATTTAAAAAAACCAACTGTAAGTACAGTACCCTCAACTTTTGATACTACAATGTTAGAGAATATAAAAAGAAAAACTTTAGCAGGGCGTGGATTAGATTTCCTTGGTAATAATGCTAGTAGAGCTGCTGAATTTGCACCTGTTGCTAGTAATATTATGGATTTAAAGAATTTGAAAAGAGGTGTAACTGCAAGAGGTGCTAGAATGGAAGGTAGATATAGTCCTGCACAATTTGATGAAGCTAGAATGTTAAATCAACTTAATCAACAAAATACAGAAAGAGCTTTAACAGAAGCATCTGGTGGTAATACTGGTGGTTTACGTGCTAGTTTGTTAGGTGCTGATATTAATAAGAAGAAAGCTTTATCTAATATAATGGGCGATAAAGCGCAACGAGATATTGCAGAAAATCAATTTAAATATCAAGCAGATACAGCTAAAGATCAAATTAATGTTGGATTAGAACAAGACTTTATAAATAGACAAGCAGCTGATGAAGGTGCATATCAAACTACTAAAGGTAAACTACGTAGACAAATAGCTGAGGATATAGCTGGTATAGGTAGAGAAGCTGGTAATAAAGATTTAGTTAGAGAGATGTTTGGTTACAAGTGGGATGGGCAGTATTATGTTGATAAAGAAGGTATTAAACATTCTGTAGAAGAAGTAAATAAGAAAGTTGCTGAAAAGAAAGCACAGGATAATAAAACAACTACAACTACTAATGCAAATATGTTTGGTGGTTATACTTTAAAAAGAAAATAAGATGGCATCAGTAAATCGATATACAAATTTAGAACCTGCTAAATATACTCCTCGTACATTACAAGAACTTATGATGGTTCCAATGTATAAACGTGGACAACATGATGCATTGACAGAAAAAATAGCTGCTACAGAAGCTGCATTAGGGCAAGTTGACCCATTAGATATACATTCTGAACGAGCTAGATTTGAACAACAAAAATTATATGATCAATTAACTCAACAAGCAGAACAGTTACAACAAAAAGGATTTGGTAGAACCTCTACTAGTGATTTTCAAAGATTAAATAAACAATATCAACAAGCTATATCACCAACAGGTGATCTAGGTAGAATACAATTAGCTAAACCAGCTTTAGATAAAGCTAGGTCTCTTTATATAGAAAATGCAACAAAAGGTGGACTTTCATCAGATGTTGCTGCTGCTAATTGGGAAGATCATAAAGCAGAATATATAAAGAAATTTAATGAGACTGGTAAAATAGAAAATATTAGTGATAGATTTGGTGCTAAATATATAGATGTTCCTGCTGAATTAATTAAACTATTTACTGCTGCTGGTGTAGAAGGTGGAGATTTATCCACACTTACTTCTAGTATTATTAAACAAGATGATGGTGGTTCGTATGTTTTAACTAAAGGGGCAGCTAATAAATATTCATCTAATAAAGAAAGACTTCAAGCCGCAGTAAATTATATTAATAATCAAATTAAAAATCCTGAATCTGAAATAGGACGTTCTCTAAAAGAACAACGTAAATCACCAGAACAAGCTTTACAAGAGGTAGAAGGATTAAACAAAATATTTGAGAAAAATATTACAGATACCTCAACTTCTAGTCAGATATCTGGATATTCACCTGCTACTACTTTAGGTATACCATCTGATGAAAATTTAGAGCATGAATCTACGGAAGCTGAGTCTGTAAATACAAATTTTAAGAGTATTGTAGATAAATTATCACGTATAAAGAATAAAGTACCTATAAATCCAAAAACAGATCCTACTTATATAGCAGGATTAGCACCAAGTGGTTTTATACCAAATAAGAAGGTAGGTGAAGTATCTGATTTCAATAATCAGTTTTCTAAAAAAGAAATGGAAGAATATACAAATATGGCTAATAGGATAATTGCAAGTAATCCTGCATTAAAAGGTAAATTAGTTACAAGTCCAGAAGTATTAGATGCAGTATCACAATACTCAGCTCAGAATTCTAATATATTAAGACAAAATGCATTAATAACTTCTGATTTTATGACTACTTATGGTGATAATAGTATTGGAGTAAATAAGACTGATCCTGAAAAAATTGTAAAAGGTATAGTTGCTAATAAAGATTTACGTAAATATTTTATTAATGGGGAAGTAGTATCATATGATAAATTACCATCAGATATTAAAAAAGATTTTGATAAATTAACTTTTAGTGGATATTATAGCCCAAAGAACTTTTTAACAGATAGTTATGGTGGAGATGCTAATAAAAATTTATTTGTTACACCAATATCTTTAAAGCATACTAATAAAGATGGTCAAGTAACTGAAGTATTAGTTAGTAGAAGTAGTGGAGAAATGAATAGAGCATCATTTAAAGCTGATTCTGCATTTAATGATGTATTTGTTAATACAAATAAATATGCAGGACTTGCATATGATATACCTAATGCAAATGCTGAGGTTACATATTATCCAGATGGAATACCTTATCCAGGTGCACCAGCTGGTACCAAATATATGATGAGTAAGAAAGTGAATGGTAATTATGAGGGGAACCCTATATTTTTAACAGAAAGTAATTTACAAAATATGTTTTATAATTGGTATGGAGTATCAACTTCAGCTAAAACAAAGAATAAATAATATGGGTAATGGGATAGGAACATATGATGCTAATTTTAGTTTATATGATTTAGCTAAGAGTTCACAAATAAAAACACATAAACGTGCTTCACATTTAGATACTGAAGTTGCAAGAAATACATCTTTTGGTGAAAGTATTTATGATAAATCTTTTTTTCCAAATGTTACATTAAATGTAGATGGTAAAGGAGATAATCTTGAACAATTAATAACTGAAAATAGAGCACAATATCAACCTTGGGTTACTAAGGCGGGAGCAGGTGTAGCTAGAATTGGTGCAAAAGCATTAACAGAGATAGCTAAAATGCCTGGTGTATTAGGGGGTATTGCAGTTGGGGCTGCAGGACAAGCTTGGGATGTTGCTACAGACCAAGATAATACTGACTTTATGCAAACTGCATTTAATAATCCATGGATTAATAGTTTAAATGATATAAATGAAAGTATAAATCAAGAATTATTACCTGTATATGTAAAAAAAGCTGTACAAGAAGGTAATTTATGGGCTAATATTTCATCTATAGATTTTTGGGCAACAGAAGGAGCTGATGGTTTAGGATATATATTATCAATGTTAGCACCTGGAGCTTTAATTAATAAAGCTAATTTAGGTGCAAAAATGTTTGGTATTGGACAATTTGCTAAGATGACTGATAAAATGGATGATGCAGTTAAGATTATGGGGGGTATATCATTAACTCCTAGGAATGCAAATTTAATTACATCTACTATTGCAAATACATTATTTGAAGCTGGTGCAGAAGCACAAGGTGGTATGGAAAGGTTCAAACAAGAACTAGATATGCAGTTAGAGAGTGGTGAAATAACACAAACTGAATATGAATCACAATTATTAAGACAAAGTGAAGTAGGTAGGAATATATTTATAGCTAATGCTGCTATACTTATAGGTCCAAATGCTATGATGGCTAAAATGTTATGGGGAAAACCTCGTAATAGAGGTATGAAATTAAGTAAAACTGATGGTGGAATTGGATTTAACGAAGTTGCAGAATATACTTTAAAAGATAAAGCTAAAATTGGAGCAAAAGCATTAGGTATTGGTACATTGCAAGAAGGTTTTTGGGAAGAAGGTATGCAATCTACAGCAGAACAATATTTTGTAGAACAAGGTCATAAAAAGTCAAAAGGTTTTATATCAGAGTTTGGTGATTATTTAGGAGATTTACCTAAATCTTATGCTGAAATGATTTCAGAAACAGAAGGACAAAAAGCTATCTTTTTAGGTGCAGTTTTTGGTGGAGGTATGACAGCTTATCATGATAGAAAATCTAGTATAAGTGAAAGACTTACAACCAATGATATAGTTAAACAAGCCAATGAAAGTCTTAATGGGTTTTATGATACATTTAGAGGGGATACTTTTAAAGAAAATCCAGATACTGATGATTTAGCAAGTTTTATTGCTAAAATGAGAGGGTTTCAAGGTATAGAAACCTTAAATGATTTATATAATATTGCTTTAAAAGAAGGTGATACTAATACATTAGAAACAATTAGAGACATCGCCAGTACACAATTAGTAAAACCCTTTATAATTAATGACCAATTAGGTTTAGATGCATTAAAACAACATTTAGATGCGTCTAAAGAACTTATAACTATAAGTGAGCAAGAAAAAGATGTTACTGTTGATAAAATTATTGATGGTATCATGGAGAAGGCTACTAAACTTAAAGATGTCTATAATAATTATAATGATTTTGCTCCTACTTTATTAGATTTAAAACATAAAAATGCAACAGAAAGAGATAAATCATCTTTTTATAATAAGTTAGCAGATTCTTATGTTAATGCAAAAGCTACTCAATTTCAATTACAAAATGAATTAAAAGAGCAAAATAACGGATTAGATAAATTATTAAAGGAAAAAGGTAAAACTCGTGCAGAATTAGAAAGTAATCCATTATTAGCTAATGAACTGAATTCAGATACTCGAATAGTAAAAGTTAAAGAAAGTATAAAAGAAACTTCTGATTTAGTAGAAGAAGCTAATAAAGAGGTAGATAAATTTTGGGAAAAAAATAATATACAGAAAGAATTTAATAAAGCTGTTGAAGGGCGTGAATTACTAGAAAAAGAAATGGCTAAAACTAAAGAAGTTGATGAAGTCATTGATAAAATAAAAGTAGCTAAAACTTCTAAAGAAGTTGATGATATATCTGTACCAGAAGGTTTATCAAAAGAATATATTACAAATTTAAAACTTAAAAGAAAAGCAGAACTACAAATAGAAAAAGATTTACAAGATAATGCTACTAAAAATAGTAATGATGAATTTGATCAACAATCTCAACTAAAAGAAGAAGATACGCTGAATGAATTAGAATATATTAAAGAGAATTATAATGTAGGAGAAGCTATTACAATTGATCCTAATTTTAAGTTAGGTAAACAATTTAATGGAAAAACTGGTATAATTAAATCTATATCTAAAAATGGTGTTACAGTTACAATTGAAGGAGAAAATAAAAGTGTAACTATATCTTTATCTAGTTTAACTAAAGTTCATCATGATAATAATATTAACTATGAATCTGAAGGTGGTAATCCTAAAATAATTCAGTTACCTACAGAAGATTTAACTTCTGGTGAAACTTTTGAAAAAACAGGAGGTAGTAGAATAATGTCATCTGATAATAAAGGTGGTGTTTTATTTGGTAATCAAGCTGCATTAGATTTTGAACAATCTCCAGTAGATAAAGTAGGACAAGAAAAGAAGATAGTAGTTAATCAAGGTAATGTTGTTGGAGAAACTACTGATACATCTATATTTACAGAGAATCAGAAACAAGCATTAGAAATGTTTAATGCTGGTGATTTAAGCCAAATGAGTTTTCTTATTGATCATTTACCTTTAAGCGTAGAACTTAGTGAAGGTGTAATTGCGCCTTTAGAAACTAAATCTGATAAATCAGAAGGTGTAAATACTGTATTTAATAAGTCTACTAGACTAATGCGTACTACTATTATTAAAGAAATGGTTAATAATGGTACTAAACTGTCTCAAATTACAATTCCTATTGAAGGACAATGGAATGGAACATTACAAATATCACCATTAGTAAATGGTCAAGTAGTTGAAAATTCCTTATTAGGTTTATATCAATATGGTCAAGATATAAAAAATATAAAGTCTAGTGATTTTTATATGGTTAGTGACTTTGGTATATTAACTAATAATGAAGGTAAAACTTTTCCTACTACTAAAAGTAAATCTAATGCTAAAGGGGAAATATATCTTCTAATTAATATGGCTAATGGAAAACCATTCCCTTTAAAATTAAATGTTAAAAAGATATCAGAGGAAAAGTCTGATGTATTATATGATTTATATAATTATTTATTTGATGCTCCTATAAAAAATAAGAGTACTCGTTTATCTGATTTAGAAGATAAAACTATAATTTCAAGATTTGAAGAAAATTTTAAAGAAGAAATACAATTATTTAAAGCTAATAATAAATCTTTAAATAGACTAACAGTAGGGGATATTATTGATTTAATGGTATGGTCATCAACTAAAAATGTTAAATCTCAAATTAGATTTGATGAGAAAAATAATATATTATTATTAACTGATGAAACCTTTACAAAAGAAGAGTTTAATACACCTGAAGGTAAAGAAAGATTTATAGATAATCTTTCTAATAATAAAAGACATCAAATTAGATTTAAGAAGCGACCTGGTGATACAGCTAAGTCTATGAATTTCTTAAATAGAAGTTATGTTGAATATTTAATAAATAATGGTATTTTAAATACCAATGCTGTAATTAATCAACCTACTTTTCAAGGTAGAACAAGTGTATATTTAGCAACTAGAAAAGTTAAAGTAGATGGTAAAGATTCAATTTATAATCAACCTGCACCTTTAATTTTATCAGATAAATTAATAGGAAATAATAAACAATTAACTAATCAATTACCTGGTTTATTTGAAAATCCTATTGTATATGATAAAAAAACTGAAGAGTACATTGACCCAAAAGATAAAAAGAAAAAATTTGTAAGGGTATCTAATTTGAAAGATGCTAAAAAAGTTGATTCAACACAGTTAAATATTTATAATGCTGCAAAAAGAGGTGATGTAACGGATGAATTAACAAGACAGTTTTTTAGTAATAAATTTATGACTAAAAATGATTTTGTTAAGCATGGTGAAAAAGAGGTAGATAATGTTAATAAAAATAAGCCAAATAGTGTAATAATTATACACCCACAATTTTTTGAGCAATTATATGATATACTAGAATCTTATAAAGTTGAATTTAATAAAAGAAATTATACAGTATATGCTAATACCCCACCATTAAGTGGTACATTAGGTGGAACTTTATATGCAGGAACAGCTGATTTATTAGCATATGATAACACTAAAAAAGAATGGATATATATTGATATAAAAACTAGTTCTACTCATAGAGGAGCAGCTTATAAAGGTAAAGATGTTTGGGATTATAAAGCTAAAGATGCTATTCAACAAAATGCATATAGAGAACTATTTGCTCAAAAGAATAGTAAAACTGGAACAACTATTAAAACTTTATTAATATTACCATTAACTGCTGTATCATTAGATAAAGGTTTAAATTCTGAGTATGATAGTATAAGTATAGATAGTACTACTAAAGATAATAAATTCTTAACAGTATCTACTGAAAAAGATATTTATCAACTTAAAAATATTAAAAAAGGTACAGTTAGTAAACCTAAGGTAGAAAAGGGTACACCTGAAGTATTCCCATCTCCAAAACCGAGTAAAAAAATAAATATTACAGATCCAAATTTTGATCCATTTGAAGATATAGATTTTAATGAAGAGACTGAAGATTTTGATGAGAATGATTTTGGTGTAGCACCAGGTGATATGTTAAATCAAGCTAATGATTTAATGGAAGCATTCGGTATAGAAATACCAGAAGCTAAACCTAAACCTTCTATAACAAAGAAAGTTTCATCTACTACTACATCTCAAGCATTAACAAGTGATCAACAATTAGAACTACAAAAAGAATTAAGTAAACCTGCTAATGTATTTGAAGTTAAATATAAAGGTTCAGTATATATGATTACTAAAAATTCATTTTATGTACTAGATTTAAAAAAGAAAGTTCCAGTAACAGATATTGGAATGATTTTAAATATTATTACTGAATATAATACAAAAGTATTCAAAGATGCTAAAATTGATAAAGAAAAAGTAAGAAATATTTGGAATTCTCGAAAAAATGTTGTATCTTTACCAATTACTACTAAAAAGACAACTGTTACTACTAAAAAAACTACAGTTAAACCTAAAGTAGAAGTTAAACCTATTAAAAAAGTAGATACAATGAATTTTAACAAGTTGACAGATGGTCAGGCTACATCTATAATTATGACATTAATGGAAAAAGTTCCTGGTAGAATTGGAGATATTACTAAAATATTAGATGATAATACAAAAACGGTGCAAGAGCAATTAAAATCCTTATATTCATTATTAGAGAATAATGATATAGCAAGAAACATTATAGAAACAAAATGTAAATAAATATGAGTTGTCTTAGAATTACAAAAACCAATGATACAAGTTCATTATTATTTGAACAATTGTTAGATATAGTTAAAGATGAGCAATTAGCTCATGATTTATATGCATATTTTGATGTAGCTGAAACTAATCCTGAGTTTAAAGAAGTATTTGGAGATTATTTAGCGGAATATAAAGCAGGAATATTATCTAATAGAGTAGATGAAAATGGTGAGCCTAAATTATTTTTTAATGATACTATAAATAAGTATTATTTTTTAGATAAAGAAAATGAACCTGTATATTATCCATATACAAGACAAGGATTAGGTAAATCCTTATCAACTGTAGATATAAAATTGATGGCTAAAATAATGGCTTTAAAATTTTATGAAACTAATGTTAATTTTGATTTTTCTAGTTTAGAATTTACTTCTTCATCTAATATTACACTAGAGCAGTTTATTAAAGACTTCTTATCAGCTAAAATTGAGGAGTTGAGTAATAACCCTGACTTTAGAAAGAAAGCTCGTGGAATAGCCTTAAATCAAACTACAGGGAGTATTAAAGAGTGGATCAATGAAGTAAAAGACTTTTATCAAACTTTAAAATTAGAATATATAGATGAGTCTGAATCTGAATTAAGAGAAGATGAAGAAAATGAAATTAGAGGTGAAGTATATCGTACAGAATCTTTTTTAAAAAATAGTAAAAATAATGTTAATAATAATATTAAATTATTTTTAGCATTGATGAAAACTTCAGAATTAAATAATTTTAATGAATATAATTTTGTAAGTTTTGATGATATATATAGTACGTTAAATAAAACATTATCAAATATTGTACCTACAATTAATGAGTATGGGGAACTAGAAGACCCTTTTATTATTTATTTAGAAGAAATAGAAAAATTAGTTAGAGTTAAACCTAATTTAAGATTATTATATGATGAATTATTAAAAAAATCAGAAGATGAAATTTTTAAGAATCAATTTGTAGTAGCATTTAATCTTCATAAAAATAACTTTTTAGGTAGTGAAATATATAGAGATAATAAAGGTAATATAGAATATACAGTTCGTAATTTATCTGAAGTAGGTGTACGTAAAGGTAGTATACTCACTCAATGGTATCATAATTTTCAACAACAAAAATTAGATAAAAAATCTTTAAAGGAAATTCAAAGTAATTTAGAAGGCTTATTTACACAATTAAATCATAATAATGCTCAAATAACATCTGAAAAAATGTTTGAAGAGTATCAAGCTATTGCTGAAAGAATATTAGTAGATTTAGGTGTTAATTTTACTAAACGTGGATTTGAATTTTTCTTAGGTAATTTATCATTAGATACTATTACCTTAGATACTAAAAAAACTAAATTAGAAAGTTTATTAAAGAATGCATCATATGCTATTGATGCAGCTATTAAAAGTAAAGATGATATTAATCCATTTTTGCAACAGAATGTATTTAGACAATTAGCTGAAGCAGAAGGGTTCTTTATGGAAGAAGGTACCGATGCTTCTATATTTACATTAGGTAAAACTAAATGGAATTACTCAATGCCATCCCACATTGATTTATTAGTTGGAAGATGGAAAAGAAATCCCGAATTATTACAGAGATTATATGAGTCATCACCTTATTCAAAAGGTTCACATTATATGAGATATCTATTAGCATTAGATGTTAATGGTATAGATGAAAATAGAAGAAAATCTCTATCTCAAGAAAGAATTAATAATATTGAGATTGGTATATTTAATTCAGTACAACAGCGTAATGATGCAGCTAATGCTGCAGATAATAAATCATTAACCCTTACAGATTCATTAGTAGATTATATTAATAAAATATTAGGAAATAAAAAACCTAATGGTAAAGTATATCATAAAACTGCAATTGCGGCAGATAAAAGTACAGAATATCAAATTAATTATGGTGTAGATAATTTAAATAGTGAAGCTACCTATATTGGAGGTAATGAAATTGAAGTAAGTGAAGAAGTTTTAGAGGTATTCTATGACTATTTTAAGTCAGAATATGAAAGAATGGCATATGAACATTCTGTAGTTGAAACATCTGAAGAAGCGGACTTATTACCTAATTATCATTTAGGAGGTAAAAATGCTTTTAAATCACAATTATTTCCATCAATGTCAATTTCATATGATACTAATGGGGCAGTTATATTACCAAATTTAGGAAACAACCTTGAATTATATGATAGTAAAGGTGCTCCTTTATATGCAAATTTAGATGAGGTAAAAGATTTAGTTATACGTCAAATTGAAAATGCTATTTCTAAAGGTATTAAAACTACTTTAAAGGAGCTTATTAATAATAAAATTTTATTATTTAATGAGTCAGGTAATTTGTATAATAATGCATTAGATTCTGGCATTTATAATAGTTATAAAGAGCAAGGCTTAACTACAGATGAAATAAGTTTACAATTAGCTGGTGATATATTTATTAATAGTGTAATGTCACAAGTTGAATTTTCTAAAATGTTTACTGGTGATGTAGCTTATTATTCTGATATAATGGATTATAAGAAACGAGTACCTGCTACATACACAGATGGTTTATATATGAGATTACTTGCGGGAGAAGAAAAATTTAATGCTAGTATTATTAAATCTGTTAGTGTCGAAGCGCCTTCATTAGCTAATTTAAAAACTTTTTTAACAGAGAAAGCATATAAGCACTATGAAAGAGTAAATTCTACAGATGCTCAAGCTTGGATTACTCCTGCACGATGGGAATTTATAATACGTAGAATTGGTAAATTTACTACTCAACATGAGGAAATATACCGAAAAATGCTACAAGATAATCCAGAGTTTACTAAGGAGGAATTAAAATTACTTGCTCAACCTTTAAAAGGTGTATATTTTGATATGCAAGAAAATGGAAGACCTGTATATTTAAAATATTCTCAAGCTGTATTATTACCAGGATTAATTAAAGGTACAGGACTAGAAACATTATATAATAAAATGGTTAAAGATATTAATGGTAAAAAATTAGACTATCAAGACCAAATACATGAATTAATAGTAGAAGATGGTATTAAAGTTGGTAAACCTCAACCTGTTACTACTCATGATATAAATGGAGATGTTGAAACTGATTTTATACTTAACAAATTATCTTTAAATAATTCAGGTTGGAAACTACAACAAGATTTACCAGTAAAAGGAATTAAAGCTACAGATATTGGTAGTCAGATTCAAGTTAATATATTTCAAGGATTAGCTTATAATAATAATACTATATTTGATATTGATAATAAAGAAATGTCAAATGTTGAAGTAATTAAACATTTAAATAATATTACTGGTATATTATCTTCTAAAGGATTAAATAGAGTTTTAAATAAATTAGGTGTTAACCCTGAAACAAATAAAATTACAAATGAACACGCTTTATATGAATCAATTATAACGCAATTAAAAAAACGTAATGATGTTCCAATTAATTTTATAAAAGCTTTAGAAGCAGGAATATCACCATATGGTATACCAGGAAGTTTTCAAATGTTTCAAAATGTATTTAGTTCGTTAGTTAATAGTGAAGTAATAAAAATTAAAACAAATGGTGGAGGATTTATACAAATGTCTGACTATGGAGTATCTTATGATGAAGCAAAGTCACAAAATATAAAATTTACTCCATGGTTTACTAAAGATAAAACGAATGCAAAATTACATTCTCCTGAAATGAGAACAGATCCTATTACAGGTAAAGAAGTATTAGTGCCAGGTGCTATATTTATTTCAGGTTCTTTCATAGCTAAATATATTCCTAATTATAAAGAATTATCACAAGAAGAATTATTTGGAACATACAATGAAGCTACTGGAAAGTATGAGAATGGTAAAATAGATGAAAAGATATTAACAAATATAATTGGATATAGAATTCCAAATCAAGCACTACCTTCTAATGATGCCCTAATGATTGCTGGTATATTACCTGAAACAACAGGTGATACAGTAATAGCTTATACAGGTATGACATCAAAAACAGGTTCTGACTTTGATATTGATAAAATGTATTTGATGATACCATCTTTTATCCCAAGATATAGTAAAGCAACTGTAACTAAAGGGTATGAGTTCATGCGAAATAATCAATTAACTGTTAAAGAGGTAAGAGATGAATTAAAAGCAGTTGGACATACTGATTTAGATAATAAAGATGCTAAATATATACGTGAATTATTTATTGCAGATATTTTATTATCTGGAGATATAGAACAAAGTGGATATGCTAAACAATTTCAAGAAGATATAAATTTAGGTGAACTTGAAAGATTAATATATGCTGAACCAATGGTTGACCCATATGGGGTAGAATATCCTTTACATGAACAATCATTAGCTGTTGTACAAAATAAATTAATTGAAACATATAAAAGTATATTACTAAATAAGGATGTAATTAATGATGTAATGAATTCCATTGATTTAAAAGATATTCAAAATGATATTTTAAATCTTTTACCTGAAGAATCAGCTGATGATTTAATGGATTTCAATGCTATTAGTGATTTAGAGTTAAAACAACAATTTGCATCTGGTAAAGCTGGTCTTGGACAGAATGTTAATGCTGCTCAAGATGCAGTAAGAGGTGCAATGGCTGAACAATCTATAAATGAATTTTATATAGGTTGGGGTAATTCTAATGCTGAAGGGAATACTGTTTTAGATAAGCAGTTTTCTGTAACCTTATCAGACAAAGATATTAAAGGATATGTTAAATCATTTAATAAAAATCTACCTAAATCTAAGCATATTACATATGAGGATATTAAAAAATTAGCTACTATACCATTAACTGATACTATGATGCAATCTATAAATGGATTTGTAGATATTGCTAAAAATCCATTTATTGTTAGAGGAAATTGGGTAACTCAAACTAATAACACTATATTTATGTTATTAAGAGCAGGCGTACACCCATTTTATGTTAATGCTTTTATAGCTCAACCTATTTTAAGAGAGTATGTAAAGTTTATTAATAATATGGAATCCAATACTATTCAGGATACTGGTAAATTATTAAATAAATTTAAATTACAAAAAGCTATAGATTCAATACCAGATACAGCAGATTATACTTTTAATGATAAAACACTTAATTTACAAACAGTATTTAGAGCAACGGTTACACCTGATAATATAAAGTGGATTGGTAAAAAAGGTAATGAGAATTATGAAGCTAATATAGGTAGATTTAGAAATAGTATTCAAAAAGGAATTATTAAAATATATGGAATTGATTATAAAGAATTAAAAACTAATACTGAGTTAGAAGAAAATATAGAATTAATTATAGATAGATTTGTAGATACATATCATGAATTTTTTGAAGCTAAACCTATTGATTTTGATAAATTAAATCTTGAAACTTTAAGAAACCAAATAAAAGAAGAATCAGATATCCAAGTACAATTAACAGTTTTAGAATTATATAACAAACTTAAAGTACCTTCTAAGAATGTAAATAGAGGTGTAAAAGCTACTAGAATTACTGTAGATGGTAAAGGTAAAAATATTAACTCTTTAATTATTGCTAATAATAGAGTTAATAATATGATATTAAACAGTAATCAACCTGAATCTTTAAATGGTTTTGAAGGAAAGTTAATATATAATGGAGAAAATACTGCATTTGGACATCTAAAAGAGAATAGTATAGATGCTATTTATAAAATAATGAGAGAAAACTCTAAATATTTTTTAAGTGCATCAAATTCCGTAGTAACAACATTTAATGAAATATCATCTTCTATATATGGTAATACTTTAGAAAATGAAAAATTAGGTGATAAATTAGAACAAGCATATCATTCTTATGTTATGTCGGGATTTCCAGCATTAAAATTATCTAAAGAAGAAAGGATTAAATTATTAGAAGAATTTCCAACTACATTTATGAAATTTCAAAAAAATTCTAATAATCCGTTAGTTAAAGAATTAATTATTAAAGAGGGAACTGGTACAACAAAATTCTTTATATCAATGCCTAATCTTAGAAAAACAGTATCATTAAAAAATACTCTAACAGAAGGTTGGAAAGAATTATTAGAAACTAATCCTGAAATAGGAGAGCAGTTAATAAAATATGCATATTTAATTACTGGATTTAATAATAGTATTAATCAATTTCATGAATTTATACCATATGAATGGTTTAATAAAAATAGATTTAATAGTTATTTAAAACGTTTAGAATTAAATGGTGAATTTGTTGATACTAACTTTATTAATCAATTTTTAAGAAATAATTATGGAGATAGAAGTTTAGTTAAAGGTATATTTCCTAATCAAGTTGATTTAAAAAGTAGTGATGGAATGAAAACTACTTTTACAATGAAAGAACCTGGCAGATCACCCCATATGGTATTATATAAGGTATCGTCAGATTATGGAGATGTGGTAGATAATAGATATTTTAGATTATTAGGTTATGATAATGGTAAAGCTGTATATGTACGTACTAGTGTACTAGGTATTAAAGATAATAATACGAATACAGTTGTAGAATATGATATTACTACAGCTATGGTAGGTTCAGGATTATCAAGCTCTGTCAAATCAAATATTCTTACTAGTAATAAACTAGATGGTAAACTATTATCAAAAACAATAGCTAGAACAGATTTAACTAAAGAATTTGACCCTGAAGCAATTGTAACAGAAGAAATAATACAAAAGGCTGAAGCTAAGACTAAAGTTAAACCTTCTAAAAGAAGTAAGAAAGTAGTTGAAAAAGATGATACCCAATTAGATTTATTTAACGATTCTATTAAATCTACAGAATCACAAAGAGGTAAACAGGATTTACAAATACGTGAAAAGTATTTTCCAACACCTACACAATCTTCTACAGATATTCTTACTAAGATTGCAAATAGTAAACACCCATTAAATAAATTAGCTAAAAAATTATTAGAATATAATGTTCCAGTTAACTTAACTTTACTTAATAGTAAAGAATATGCTGAAACGTTAGAATATGATGATCCATTTGCTGGAAGATATCATCCTGGTAAGCATTTTATTGAAATGAATGAAAATGCTAAATTTAGAGGATTAGGTAGTGAAAATACATTGTTACATGAAATTTTACATGCATATACTACAAATTATATGAAAGATCATCCTAGTGTTAAATTAGAGATGCAAAGATTTTTAGATGTAGCAAGAGCATATAGAGAGAAAGCAATTATAAAAAGTGAAAAAGATGCATATGGATTTAATAATGTAGATGAATTTTTAGTAGCATTATTTACAGATGCTAATTTAATTAATGCATTAAAAGAGGTTCCACCAATTGAAGCTAAAAAATATGATAATTTATTTGAAGAAGTATTCAGCTATATATTAAGTCTATTTAATATTACTAAAAAAGAAGAAACTTTATATAGTCAAGCATTTGCATTAGCTACTAACATAATTGTTCAAAATAAAGATAAAACTGATTCCTTCAATTCATTTGTAGAGGAGAGTAAAGTTAAAGAAGGAGTATCAGATGTATTTGAATCTAATCCTGAATTGGCTAATATAGGAACACAACAACAATATTCTGAATATCTGAATACTATATTTCCTGATAGTAAAGTAAAAGATATTGTTTATAGAGGAGATAAGTCTAAAACTATTAATGGTGTAGAACAATTTCTTAAAGAGAAACGAATAGACTTATTATTTCTATCAAATAGTAAAAAAGTTGCTCAAAATTCTCTATATTGGTCTGATTTTTCTAAATTTATTTATGAAAAAGATTCTGCTGGTAATATGACAATGACTACTGAAAAAAATGAAAATGAGAAATTAGGATTAGTTAGAGGTCCTAAAAATTTTATAGCTGGTATACTAAATATTAAAAATCCATCTATAATAGATGTTGAAGGACAAAGATATGATTCTTATGAAATTGAGGGTAAAAAAGAAAATGCAATAATAAAAGATGTTAGAAATAATGAAGCTTATGATAGTATAATTATAGATAATGTTATAGAAATTGGGAATAATAAAAGTACCACTATAGGAATTAAAAATAAAACTCAACTTCACATATTAGGTTCTAAACAAGATATAGAAGGATTTAAATCTTTTGTAAGTCAATCTGCAAAATCTGATTATGAATTAGATGAACAATGGAGTTTAGATGAATTCGATGTTGAAGAACCTTTTAAATGTTAATAAAAATAAAATATAAAATATGAGCTGTCCAATTAGACAAACATCAATGGAGTATCTTAATAAAAATGGTGCTTTAGGAGAGAATAGAACTGTTAAAGATATATTCAAATTTAAACAAGCAAATGAAGAAATGACCGCTCACGCCTATATTAAATATGGTGTGGGTGATGGTAAAATGATGCTATTTAATACAGTGCAAAATAGAGTTGATTACCCCCAAGGAGGATATAGAAATATTATTAGAATAATGCCTAATGATAAATTATTAGATATGTTAGATGAAGCTGTAATATCATCTAATAAACCTTTAAAATATAAATCATTTGATTCTAATAAATTAGATGAAATAATAGATAATAATCAACCTGAAAAATTATTAGTTACAGATAAAGAGACTCAAAGTGAGGGTTTTAATAAAGATAAAATATTTAGTAATATAAAACATGTATTATTTAATGGTATTGATAAATCTAATTATACAGCTATTGAAATATTAGATAATATTATTAAAAACTTCGATGGGTTTAATGCTAAAAGTTTAGAATTTTTTAAATTAGCTCAATTATTAGTTACTGCAACAAAAGCAAGTGTAAAAATAGTTGATAAAGACGAATTAAAAGATCCTACTAACTTTATGGAATTTTCTGCAGAGAATAATCAAATAAGAATATCTTTAGAAAATTTACAAGAATCAAATGAGCAAGAGGCTATTCGTAAATTTATGCATGAGGTTGTTCATAGTGTAACTATTGGAGCATATCAAAATCCTATTACATTTGAACAACAAATGTTTAAGAAGTTTATTGATGAATCTTTTAAAATGTATTCATATTTAGGAGGTAAAGAAGGATATGGTTTCACTAATGAAGTTGAATTTATTGCTGAAATAATGACTAATCCTGATTTTCAAGATAAAATAAAATCGTTAGATAGAATTGCTCAAAAAAGTAAATGGTGGAATAAATTTGTAGATTATATACGTGGTTTATTTGGACCTAAACAAGTTGAATATCAACAAATAGTAGATGAAATTTTAAATATTATACCTACTGAACAAGTATTAGGTAAAGGTATATTTGCAACAAAAGTTGAACAAAAAGATAAATTAGATATTTACACTAGTCTTCGTACAACTGAAGATAAAGTTAAATATACTATGGAAAGATTGCGTCAAAGTATAGATTTAAATTTAAGAAACTATAGAAATCTTCAAAAATGGATTACTGACCCTAAAAAGAAAGAGGGTATTGATAAATATATTCAAGTACTAGTTGATTTGCAACAAGATATGGATAGATATAAAGATAACTTCCAAATGGAAGCAGTTTTAATATTTATGAAAAATATGATGACTAATTTAAATTATATTCATACTAAAATAAATCAAATAGATATTAAAGATGAAGATGCTATTACAAATGGAATTAAAATTTATAAAAACTATTTAACTACATATTCGGTTGTACATGATATAGCCAATTTAGTTGATGCAATTAAACGAGATGAAGCTCAAACAATTATTCCAAAAGGTGATATTCTTAAAATAGAACAAGATATCATTAAAGCAACTGGTACATATTCTTTTTTAAATAAAGAAATGTTTAGTATAATGAAAAAGGGAATGAAATTTAAATTAAATGATATTAAATACTTCCCACAAGTTGAAAAGAAACATAGAGATAGATTAAATAAAGAACATAAAGATAGTCATATACCTGAGAATAAACAAACTTGGGTAATGGATAAAATGTTAAATAGAGATAAAGATTTAATTCAACAAGATTTAGATACTTATATAGAAGAATTATTAGAAAATCCAATGATGGATATAGCTAATTTCAATGTTAATTGGCAATCATCAGTAAATATTAGTTCTACATTTGTTCAAATTATGAATCAAATGTTAGTTCAACTAGATAATGAAAGAATTAAAATAGAAAAGGAAAAAGATGCTGAATTTCAGAAAGCTTTTAATGAGTTAGTTAAAGAAAAAGGCACTAATGATATTACAAAACTTTATGAAAATATTCTTAGATTTGATAAAAATGGTAAACCTTATTTAAAAAGTGATTATAAAGTAGAATTTTATACTGAAGTTCATCTTAAAATCAGAGAAATGAGAGCAGAATATGATAAAAAAATTGCTCAAAAAAGATTAGATATCAAAGAAATTCCTAAAATACATGGTTATCAAAGTGCAGAATATATAGCTGCACAAAAAGAATTAAGTTCTTTAATTAAAGAGAAATTAAAAGTAGTTAAAACTTTTGAAAACCAACATATGGATTTTAATTCAGAAGGTGAACTAATTGGTATTAAAGACAAGTGGAAGGAAAATTTAAGTGGTCTATCTAAAGCTGAAAAAAATGTATTAGATTTATTTACAGATATTATAACATTGAGTCATAAGCAAACTTATGGTCAACAGTCTTTAATTACATTTAGTTATGGCACTAGATTTTTTGAACTACCAAAAGTAACTAAGTCAGATTTAGAAAGATTATGGACAGGTAAAGTAGGGGGTATAATTAAAGATAAAGTAGATAATTTTACTAAAACTCGACCTGATGATGTAGGTTATACTGTAAGAAAAACAGGTTTAGATAACCAACAAATCTATCAATTAAAGGTACATTATAGAGACGTTACTGGTGAATTTGATAACAAGCAACAGTCTTTAGACTTAATGAGTATTATGCGTTTGGAATTTAAAAACGGTAATATGTATAATATTAGAAAGAAAGCTGAAATGGATTTAACATTTCTTCTAGATATTGCAAAAGATAAGGATTATTATGAGAAAACTGGTACTACTAAGATAGTAAATTGGAGAGACCATAAATTAAATATAGTATCTGGTAGAGAGACTAATACTGTTAAAGTAATGACTAATATGTTAGAGTCTCGCTTTTATGATATTATGAATCATACTGATACTAAAGTTAATACTGTTGATATGAATAAAGTTGTAGGTGCTATTAATAGATTTAGTGCACTTTTTACTTTAACATTTAACGTAGCATCAGGAACTGCTAACGTTGTAAATGCTAATGCCCAATTATTTTTAGAATCATTTTTAAAAGGTCAACATATTAAAGCTTCAAGTATAGCAAAAGCTAATGCTATTTATGGTAAAAATTTAATACATTCTATATCTGATATTTCTAATCCAATAAATATATCATATGTAAACCAGTTAAATGAGTTATTTAATATTAGAGGTATTTTTAATTTATCAAATGCTAGTTTTTTACAAAGTGATATGTTTAAAGCTGGATTAGATTCTAAAACATTACAAGTATTTCAAGAAACGGGTGAACATTGGATGCAATCAGTTATTACTATGTCAATATTAGATGGTGTAAAAGTGATGAATGAAAATGGTAAATTTATTAATAAAGATGGTAAAGTAGTTCAAGAAAATGATGCAGCTTCTTTATTAGATATGATTACTATTGACCCTGTTACAGGTTTAATTACTACTAGTGATAAAGTTGTATATACTACACATTCAAGGTTAACAAAATATACTGAAGGAGGTAAAGAAAAAGTAGATTTATTAATCATTAAAAAACTTTATGATTCAATAGGTAATTATAGAGAAACTGACCAACCTGAAATAATGAGACATTGGTGGGGTAAATTAATGATGCTTTATAGAAAGTATTTAGTGCCAATGGGTGTAGCTAGAGGTAAAGGTATAATGTATTCATTAAAAAGACAAGAAGATTTAGATGAGGATGAAAGGTCATTTAGTTATGCCCTTCAAGAAAATGAAGAGGGTACATATGTTACATTAATTAGATTTGTAATGAATAGTATAAGAAATAAACAAGCTGCATTATCAAGTATTGAATGGAATAAATTAAGTGATTATGAAAAACATAATATTAAACGTTCTGTTACTGAAATAGTATTAACCTCTGCTATATTACCATTAATGTCAATGTTCTTTTCAGGATTAGCAAGTGGTGAGGATGATGATTGGTTGTATTTTATAGCATATCAAATTAGAAGATTAGAAACTGAATTATCACAATATAGAAATCCTTCTGAAGCTTATAAGATATTACGTTCACCTATACCATCAGCTAGAATTTTAGAAACTGCAGGTTCAATTGTAGGAGGAATATTTAATCCTGAAAGTTATACAGAAGTATATGAGAGAGGTAAATGGAAAGGTGAGAATAAATATAAAATTAAAATTCAAAAACAAATACCTATTGTAAAAGAGATAATGAGAGATTACGAAGCATTATATAACTATCAAGATAATTTATTTGGTGCAGGATTGTAAAAGGTCTAAAAAAAAGTCTAAAAAAAATAAAGGGATACTAAATTAATAGTATCCCTTTTTTTATATATTTATTTTATTTTTTACTTCTTCATATGATATAGGATAAAAATTATGACAATCTACACCAACATCAAGTTGAGCTTTAGCATGATTTTTACCTAAATTACCATGAGAATGACCAAATAAATTCCAACTACCTCTATGAGAACCATTCCATGCTAACATTGGATAATGACATAATACAATTTTTTGTTGTTTATGCTTTATAGTATCATCATCTACATTAATTTCTAATATATCTGATATAGTTTCCCAATGTGATTTTAAATAATCAGTATGTAATGCACTTTTTTCATGATTTCCTACAATTAGATATTTAGTTCCATTTAATTGATGTAGTATATCATTTAAACCTTTTTGAGGGGCTTTTAACGCTACATCTCCTAAATGGAATACTATACCATCATCTGGAACTATTTCATTCCAATTTTGTATTATTTTATCATTCATTTCATAAACATCTTTAAAAGGTCTATTACAAAAATGAATAATATTTTTATGATAAAAATGAGTATCAGCAGTAAAAAATATTTTGTCTTTATCTAAAAGTTGTTCTAATTTCATTTTAATTCAGTTTTAACAAGGTAAGTTCTTTTTTTCTTATCATAAATAACATTTTCATTATCTATAATTTTAACTTCACTGATTAAAATTTTACAAGGTTCATCTAAATACCAAATGTAATCAGAATCTGTTTCTGAAATCATACCAGCTTCACAATATTGAGGTCTAATTCCTGGTGGTTGAAAATAAATAGTTTTATTGTTCATATTTTAATAAAAATTTATTGTTGATTACTTTAAAACTAGTATTATTATCAACACATCGCCATACTAAACCTTCAGCATCAACATTAGGATTTATTAAATCTTTAATTTCACTTAATTTTAATACTTCATCTAATGTATGATTTAATATAATTTCTTTATACATTGGACAGTGTGGTATATTATTTTTATAACATACTTCAATAAATTTTTTCTGATTTATTCTTTTACCATTGACATAAATATTAAATAATCTAATTTGTTCAGAAGGTAAATTATGATGATTACCATTAAATTTTCCAATAGCTTCACCTTGTACAATAATATCATTAGTTTTAAAATATTTAACTAATTTTAAAATTTCAGATTTAAAATCTGTATTATTAAATACTTTATACCAATCATTTTTTTTATCATGTAATTCAAATCTTCTACTACATATTCTAAATTTACTTTTACCAAATACTTTTGAATGTATAATTGTAATACTACTACCATCTAATTTATAACTTACAATAAATTCTTTACCTGCATGAGATTCTAATACTTGAGGTATATTTTGTATACGTTCTTCATCAGTAATTGATACTAAATGTTTTGGAAAAGGACTTCTAACCTTTTTGCGTAAAAATGGAAATGTTTTATATAATATATTATATTTGAATAAATATATCCACTTTTTATACCATATTTTAGGCATTCTTGGTTTTTCATATCTTTCAGGATTATTATCAGGTTTCTCATATTTCTTTATTCTTAAAATATCTGTAATATCATCTCCTTCTTCCCATATACCATTAGGTAATGGAACTATAAGTCCTTGTGAAATTTGTTTACGTAATTTTATTGTTTTTACTCTAAATTTTCTTTCTCTTAAAAACTCATATTCTGGTAATTCAGGAACTATTGTATCAATTTGAATATAACTACATAAGTTACCAATTTTATATTCACCTTTTTTTACTACAACTTCCCAACCTAATACAGTTGCTGTTTCAATTAAATCTGCCCCCTCAATAGGGGACAGTTTAATTATTTTTTGTATACTTGCTAATTTTGACATTTTATATTTCTATTATATTACCATTACTACTAAGTTTACCAAATCTACCATCTGTTACTACAGAACCATTACTAAATATAATATCTCTATCAGACCATTTCATTGTACCAGCATTAATAATTTCTCTAGTATTATGTATGTGTCCAAAACAATGTAATTTTAGATTAGGTAATTTTCTTACTTTTTTTTGTAGAGCAGAACAACCACACATTTCTAATATTCCCTCTCTGTTTTCAGATAAATCCAATACACCTTTTGGTGGAGTATGTGTTATTAAAATATCAGTATCTTCTGGTATTTGTTCCCAAAGTTTATGAAGTTTACTTCTATCTTTCATAAAATACCAATTACCAAAACTAGGTGAATATGGACTGCCCCATATATTTATACCTTCTATATAAATACCATCATTTTCTAAATAAATAATATTTCTATCAGTAAAATCTTGTCTAATAATTAATTTTTCTGCAATAGAGGAATCATGATTACCTGCTACATATATTTTATATTTAATAGGTAATCCTCTCAACCAATTTATAAAATCTCTTATTTCTGGTTCATTTAGATAAGGGCTTCTTGGGTTACTACAATCCCCTGATACTATAATCATATCAATTCCTTCTGGTATTTCCAGTAAGTCATGATATGTATGAGTATCGGATATATGATATATTTTCATAATTATCTTCCTTTTTCATCTGGATATAGAGTATTAACAAAATCACTTTGAAAATATTCTTTTGTATCTATATCCATTATTGTTAATTTTCCATTATACCCACAAGCAGTATCTAAATTCCAAATATTAGATCTATTCATTGGAATAGTAATTCTACCATTTTTAGCTTGGTTTATATCATTGTATTCAGGATAAGTTGGTTTTACATCCCACATTATTGTAGGAGTATGTCCTAAATAAATTTCTTTATGTTCATCAAATCTTCTACTTTGACGATTACCTCCCTCATATATTCTCTTATGTGATAAAACAGCTAATGTCCATAAGTCTCTATCCCAAAAATAATTAGATTCATATGGTTCATGACCTAATCCTTTAAAAGAAGTAAATCCACCATGTACAAATCCTCTATTATCATCATCTATATAATAAGATAATTGTTTATCAAAAAATTCTTTTTTATGTTTAGTCATTAAATCTGGATGATGTATAGTATATGCATCAAATGTTGCCTTTCCACCTTGATTTAACCATGTTTTAGAAGCTTCACCAGATTTTAACCAGTGATGTGCCCAATCATCGTGATTACCTTTAATAGCTATCAGATTTTTTATAGTTAATAATTCTTCTATACATTTTGGAACTTCCGACCAACCATCTGCTATATCTCCTAATGATATTAATAAATCATTTTCTTTATCAAATTCAGAGCGTTCAAGGCACTGTAATAGTGCCTTATAACCCCCATGAATATCACCTACGACCAGTGTTCTATTATATTTCATTTTTCTTTTTCAATTTTATTAAGCAATCTTCCATATCTGTACAATATATAAGATTTAGATTATTTATATTTTCTATCATTCTTTCAAACCATATTTCTTCTTGGGTTTCTTTAGTTCGTATAATAAATATATTTCCTATTTCACCATTATCACGAAGTCTTCCAATTCGTTGAATTAAGTCTTTATCTGTACTATAATATGACATTATAATACAATTATCTAAATCTTTTAAATTAGCACCTTGTTTTAATTTCTTAAAACTAGCGATTACTCTGATTTTATTATCATCAAAAGCATGTCTTATTTGTAAATTTTTAGCTTCAGAATTTAAAGAACTAACTACATTAGGTGTTATTTGTAATAATATATCTAAACTATTACCAAATATAATAGTTTTAGTTTGTAATTGACCTAATAATTTCTTAACTATAGTAATTTTAGATACTAAATTATACAAAATATTAGTTCGCTTACTAGCAGTAATTCTAATCTTTAAATCTTTTAATACCTTATCTATAATAAACCACGACTTTTTGTGTTCTTTATCCCAATAACTATAAGCAGCTTTCTCTGTTTGAAAGAATCTCTTCTTATTATTTCCAGCATTTATAGTAGGATTTATATCATCTAATGAATGATCTATTACATATACATCTAGTTTTCTTGATGTTCCTTCAGTTTGACCTCTATTCATTGAATATTTATAACATATAGGAGCAACTTGGTTCAATAAATCACCCTTAGTTATAATTTTCCCATCTACTATATATTCAGTTTTCTTAATAATAGTAGCTGATAGTCCTATAATAGCATCATAAGTATTATTAAAGTAAAATTTAGAATAAGCCAAACTTAAACTATCATGAATTTCATCCGCTATCACCAAACCAAAATGTCTATTTTTCCATTTATATACAGTCTGATAACAATAAAACTGTAGATTATAATCATTTAAAACATCTCGATTAAAAATTTTATTATATTTTTTAATATCTTCTATTAAATCTACCTTTCTACTTATAGTTTCAGCTAAAAATAGATGAATATCATCATTTCTAGGCATTGTATATAATGCATGCAAACTAATAAAGGTCTTGCCTAGCCCAGTAATTATTTCACAGGTTCCAGTTTTACCTCTTTCTAACCACTTATTTAATGCTTCTTGTTGTATTTTATCTTTTAAAAGATTATTCATTATTTAGTTACTTCTCTAGTATCACCACTACCATGTAAAGTATTTGTAGTTCGACGTTGAATTAATTTATTATAATTGACTGTCATAATATCTTCAAGTGAAATACCTATTTCATTACTAATAGCTGTAATATACCATAATACATCGCCTAATTCTTTATTTAATAAAAGTTTTATATCTTCTGATATGATTTTTTTATTTAAAAAATCATTATCTCTATATAATTTTTTTACTTTTTCAGCAACTTCTCCTGCTTCTCCTGTTAAACCTAATGCACAATATGCTAATCCAACTTCTTTTGGATATATAGCTGTTAATTCAATTATTTTTTGGTATTCTTTTATATCCATATTAAATATTATTTTCAGATTCTAATAAATTAATAATTTCTTTAATTTCATATATTTCATCACTACCTATTCTGTCACTCCATTGTAGTAATTGTTTTAATCTTTTTATAGCTTCTTCCATATTAATTTTCTTCAATATTTATAATTTCTAGAGCTTCACCATTTTTAGTATCAACCCATCCATCATTAGAATCAGCTTCTCCACTTAATACAAGTGCTTTAGCTATCTCTTCTGTTTCAGCTTTTACTATAAATGTTTCATGTTCATAACCTTCTATCCATCTAATAGTTTCTATTTTATAACTTTTCATATTACCCGCATTTAGAATTTCCACATGAACGGCATCTTGAACACCCTTCTTCAAATATAACATTATTACTACCACATTCATTACAAGTTATTGTAGATTTAGCTCCTTCAGGTATATATTTCTTTAATACTCTAGTAATTACTTTAGCAAAAGAAAACATATCTCCGTGAGTTTTACCTAATTGCTCTACAATAAACTTAATATCTGTACGATGACGAAGAGATGTAGAAATTAATCTAGTGATTATTTCTTGTTCTGCATTCATCTCTGAAGTAATATCTTCAGAATATGTTTCTCCATATTTAATTAAATTATACTTTCCTTTCCCTTTTTTACAAAGTTCCATGGAAGTTTCATTAGTGAAATATGGTACTGCAAATACTTCATAAGGTTTATTATCTTGTAAACCTATAATTACATTCCATTTAACTCCTTGACTTGTTATTGTATGTATATCTACTGGAAGACAACTTGGTCTTTTAGTAGCATCTTTATATTCAAAAGATGTTATAGTAGGTTTATTAGAAACTAATACACCACTTCTACTACCATCTCTATATACTGTAATACCTTTTAAACCTTTTTCCCAAGATTTCATATAGATATTAGAAACTTCTTCTTCAGATACATCATTAGGTAAATTTATAGTAGAAGATATACTATGACTAATATATTTTTGAATAATAGATTGTATTTCAATTCTCTTATCCCAATCTATATCATTAGCTGTACAATTATACCAAGGTGATAATTTAAAATATGTATCTAATTGTACTGTTTCAAAATATTCAATATCATCTACATCTTCTATTAAATATCCTTGTGGGGCATTTCCAATATAATAATATAACCAATCTTTAAATTTAGGATGAATTACAGGAAATTCTTGCCAAGAATCACCATTACCATCTACAAAATCAACTCTAATATCTTCATTAGGATTAACTTTCTTTCTTCTTGTATAGAAGGGTTGAAATAATGGTTCTACTCCTGAAGTAGTTTGTGTTAATAAAGATACAGTACCTGTTGGGGCAACTGTACTCCAACTAATATTTCTACGTCCATATTCATACATTCTTAAATATTGACTTGGAAATTCTATTTGTAAAAATTTATAAAAAGTATTAGAACCCACCGTTATATCATCTTTATCATCAGGATATTCTAATTGATTATTCCATCCTTCAAATGTACCTCTTAATATTGCTAAGTCAGTTGTACAATCTAATTCAGAACGCATTTTAACTTGCATTATTTGCTTTATAATTTCTAAAGCTTCCTCTGAATCATAATCTATATTTAAAGCTGCTAGAGTGTCTCCTAATGCTGTAAAACCTAATCCTGTTCTTCTACTTTGTATAGCTGTTTGTCTAATCTTTAACCAAAGAACTAATTCTCTTGCTTTAATTTCATTAGATTCAGGATCTTCTCGTAATTTATTAATAATTCTATCAATATGTTCTATTTCTAAATCAATTAAATCGTCACTAAGACGCATTGCTTTATAATTAATTTTATAGAATTTATCCATATTAAATTTTGCATTTACTGTAAAAGGATTATCAACAAAACTGAATAAATTAACTGCAATTAATCTACAAGCATCATATTCTTGCATAGCAATTTCTGAACATGGATTAGTTGTAACTTGTTTAAATTGAGGATATACACTATCTGGACTATAGTCTAACATTATATCCCAATTCATAATACCAGGTTCTGCTACACTATGTGCAGATTTTATAATTTCATCCCAATATTCTTTAGCTTTAATTTTTTTAATATATTTCTCTTTCTCAGGGTCATCAGAAATAACCTTTAAAAGACTATTATATTCTAATTGTTTAGGGTCTGGGTAATCTATATTAGAAGAACTTGTACAAGGAAACCTAAGAATATAATCTTCATTATTTTCTACAGCTTTCATAAATTCATTATTAAGCTTAATTGAAATATTAGCACCTGTTACTTGTGTTAAATCTCTTTTAATCTTAATAAATTCTAATATATCTGGATGATTAATATCCATACTTATCATTAATGCACCTCTTCTACCACCTTGAGCAACTTCTCTTGTAGTATTAGAAAATCTATGCATGAATGATACAGCACCTGTTGATGTTTTAGCTACATTACTTACTTTAGTTCCGTCAGGTCTTAATGTTGAAATGTCAATTCCTACTCCACCTCTTCGTTTCATCAATTGAGCTAATTCTTCATCTTTTTGGAAGATTCCACCATAAGAATCATCAGGTTGTCCTATAACAAAACAATTAGATAAACTACCAATAGTATTAGATCCTAATTGAGACATTATAGAACCTTGTGGTATTATATATTTAAAATCTTTAAATAAATTATATATATTTTCTTCTAAATAATCTAATAATTTTTCTTTTGGTAATTCTTCATCATTTAATAATAATAAATCTTCTCCATAGTCTGATAATTTATTAACTTCTAATTGAAATTCTTTATTATCAAGATTATTAAATTTTTCTCTTTCTTCAAGTATATAATCATATTCTATTCTAGCAAATTCTTTTGCCATTCGATGATGCATATCATCAGGTGTTTCTTCACCTTCTTTTTGGTATTTACCTTGCCACACATTTGCAGCAAGGTCATCACCATTAAAATATTTTAGTAATTTTTTATTCATTCGTCATTTTTGTTTATAAAAACAATTCCTCACTCACTTTATTCTAAATAAATATTATATTTATTTTTGTTTTATATTTGTTAAATTAAAAGTTTCATCTTCTAATGATATCATATCTGTCAATTCAGCATCATCAGATAATTTAACTCCTAATTCTTTTTCTATTTTCTCTTTTAATGTTTTATCTTTAAATAATATTTGTTTTAACTTTAATAAAAATGGAATAGCATTAAGATTATTTTGATATACTTTTGTAAAGTATGATAATATTAAATTTTTTGCATCTTGTCCAAATTGAGAATATTCTCCTAATATAAAATGATTATATTCATTCATATACTCTTCTGGAAATTTAAAAATATATAATACTTGATTATCTATATCAATTAATTCTACAAAATATTGATTTTTAATTATTTTATTTTCATATGCTGTAAACTCTGGGTTTCTAAAAGAAAAATCATGTAATATATATAAACAATTTTTATATTTACCCTGATCATCTGCAACATATGTATTAATCAAATGACTAAAAAATCTTGCTTCCATATCTATTAAGTTTGCCAATAAAGGTAATAAGTATGTTTTAGATTTATTATATCTAATACTACTCATATCTTATTTTATATTAATAAATTGGTCATCCAATTTTACATTACCTTGTCCTTCAAATATATCTTTGGATACATCAAATACTCTATTTGATAAATGCCAAATAATTTCATCAATTACATCATTAAGACCTTTATATTCATATCCACTTGCAGTAGTGAAACCAAATTCACCTGCATGATGCCAAATATTAGATATGGTATAAATTAATGGTAATTTTTGTTTTCTTCCTATATATAAGAATTGGAAAGGTAAAAGTGTATAACCTTCTAATTCTAAATCTTTACAAATTGTATCAAAACTCTTCATATAAAGAGATTCTTGAAAATAATAACGATATTTAATAAAACTATTCATAAAATTTTCAGCATTATCTTGTCCTGTTTTAAGATCTATAAGCTGTACTGTTTTATTTTCATGGTCTATTAATACCATATCTATTATTCCTCTAAATTTTATTTTTTTATAAATAAATTCAAATTTATATTGATTTAATCTAGTTAAATTATTATTAAAAATATGTTTTGAAAATTCATGTGTTTGTAATATAGATGCTAATTCTTTACCTAATTCTAATTCACTACCTGTTATTAAGGTTTTTGTTTTAGATAAATATTGAGCATTTAAATACTCCCAAAATTCTGGAATATCAAAATAAGATAGAATAGTTTCTTCTTTACTTCTTTTCCAAAATTCATTAATTTCAATAATTCTTAATATTGTTTCTTTTGAAGGTAATTCGTTATAATTTAATAAAATTATATCTACTAATTTACCCAATGTGGCTGTTGGTTTTTCACCATCATAAATAAAGTATTTATCTTCAAAGTGTTCTTGGTCAAATAACCAATCATCAGTGACTGAACCTATTTTAACACCTTCGCCACTTACTTCTGTTCGCGTATTTAGAGCTCTAGGACCATTTCTATCAAAGTCTGATATCCTACTATAGCTTAAAGACATTTCCATCGTTTCATTTGAGCTATATAGCTCGTTCAATTCATCATTCATAAAATTTATTCTATATTTATGCTCTCTAAATAAGCATCAAGTACTAAATCTTCTAATTGATTAGATAATTTTAATTGAGTCATAAGTACTTGATTTGTTGGATCCATCTCCGCAATAATACTTAATAATTCTGTTTGTTCATCTAATAATAATCTTAAATCTGTTAATTTATTATTATCTAAATAATATACTACTTTATTAAATTGTACATCATCTAATACGGCTTGAGCTAAATTTAATACTTGATTTCTTATTTGTTTTTGCATATTAAAAAATTTTAATATATACTCCTGGATTATTTGAATCCACAGAATACCATTTGGTTATTCTTATATTTTGTAAAGTGGGTAGTTCTCCATCTATAGACATAGGTATTGGAAATACATATTTGATATTATCATCTTCTATAAAATCATGAGCTGTAAATAAATCTTGTAATATTTCTACACTATTACTAAAATCAAATAAAGCTTTACTTTTTCTTACTTGATGATATCCTATAAATAAAGGATTATCTTTACCAACTTTCATTGCTTCAAATTGAGCCCTTATTGCTTCAATTTGATTTGGACGTGTTTTATCAACATATCCTTTTACTAGTTTATGTTTAGAACTAAAAGATTGTATACCCAAACTCCTAAGATATTTATTTACCGTAGGAGAACTGAATATACCTCTTTGTGTTTTAACTTTACTATTTTTTAAACTGGGTACTGACCCTGGTATCCATATCATTTGATTACCATGGGATACAACAGTCTGGTCCATTTATTTTTGCTATTAATTTGTTAATTTCTACAAAATGATTACAATTCCATTTTCTGTCTTCTTCAACAGCTTTTGTAGGACTTTCACATTCAAAAATAAAATGCTTGTCTTCATTAATGTATTGTTTAAAATACTGAGCTTCTTCACCCCAAAGACAAAAAATAATATTAGTTTTATTTTTACTAATAGTTTTAATTACTTCACGAGTAAAATTTCTCCAATATTCTAAGTGACTTCCTGGTTTACCATCTTGAACAGTTAATGCAGAATTTAATAATAAAACACCTGCATATTCCCAAAATTCTAAAGTAGGTTCCATATTTATTCTAAGACCATTATTTATTTGTTCCTCTATTGTTTCAAGTATTTTAACTAATTCAGGTGAAAAGTTTTGTCCAACTTTATCATCATTTCCAAAAGCTAAACCTGTGGCATGTGATGTAAAATATGGCTCTTTACCTAATATTACTACTTGTAAATCAGTAATAGGACAATAAAAAAATGAATCAAAGACTCTTATCTTATTAGGTGATATTCTTTGTACTTTATAACTTTCATTAATAAAATACATTAGATTAGTCATATATTCAGAAATGAGTAAGGGGTTTAACGCCCTTACCCATGCTTTTCCTAATAATGCTTCATAATCAATATCTAATTTATATTTTGGTGATATCATTAGTTATATAATTAAATTTGTAAATTCTCATCATCTTCATCATATGGATCATTATCAAAATTCATATCTAGAGGAGCTTCTACTTGATTATTTTCAATATTTATATTTATATTACGATCTCCTCTATTTATATCCCATTCATGCATTCTAGCAACAGCATTTATTTCTTCTTGTCGTAGTAAACCATCTTCAAGAGCTTCAAATACTCCTCCTCTTCTTCCTCTTGCTCTAAATGGTTCATCTAGTACATTTATATAAGTTAATGGTGATTTAGACTCCTTAGGTGTGTTTTTTAACCAGAAAGTATCTCTTATATTAAAATCATCTTCATTAGCTTTAATATTACCTTTTTGAGCTTGATGGTACATAAAATTACGTCTAGTACTGATATAATACATTAAATTATCTAATAATCTATTAGAATTTTTAATATCTTTATTATTCATAATTGTACTATATAAAATATCAGAAAGAGATAAATTTGATACAGAACTAAAATCATTTAAGATTTTAGCAGTATTATCTTTAACAAAATTAACAATTGAACCACATATAACTAAATAGTTTAATACTTTATCAATATCATAAGTAGGTGTATGTAGTCTAAACTCAATTGTTTGTTTGTTACCAAATAATAATGGAATTAAATTCACCCAATGATAACGAGTTCTAATATTCCACTTAGCTTCCCCTCTAGGATCAGAAGGATGATATTTAACATTAGATAATTTACCACTAACATCACTATAATCTTGTCCCATTGAAAGATATTTATATAAAACATTAAAGTTTTCTTTAATATTACTATCATTTATCTTTCTATCTAATAAATACATACTTTCATTCAATGTGAATGGTTTAGTATAGTGTTTTTTCTTCACACCATAATTGTATTTTTTATAGACTGGAAATAATTCAAATAATGAATTTTCTAATAAACATAACATTTTAAATAATGCTAACATAAACTCTTCAGTTCTTGGAACATTACCAATATGTAAATGTAATGAACAATCATTATCATAAATTGTTCGTTTAGATAATTGTTTAACTGAATCAATAATAGTTTGCATTCCTTTACTATTTTGTAGAGGAATAGTTACATATTCTAAACCTTGAATGCTACCATCTCTTAATGGTATTAATCCTAATTTATTACATAATCTTTCAGGAACATAACCATTAATTGTTTCAAATTCTAAACCAAAAGTTAACCCTTTTAATACCTCTCCATATTGTTTTATAGAGTCAATATATTTAGGTTCATATAATTCATTATATATACTTGATTTATTTGAGATTAAATTATTTGAATCATATAATAAATTATTCTTAAATCCAGGTGGAATATTCCCAATTTTAGAAAATTTAGAACTTCTTATAGATTGTCTATGATAATAAATATTATCAGATAGATTTTCTTTAAAATTTGTATTTTCTAATATAGATTCATCCATACAAGGATATCTTTCATTTTTATAGCTAATTATAATAGAATCATTATATTCAGATATAGAAAAATAACCTAAAGTAGGTGTATCTTTATCAGAAAAACCTATTATACCATATAATAAAGAAGTGTTATTTTTCACTACATATGTTTTTAAACTGTGATTATATACTATATATCCTGTATCTTGTTTATAATATTTTTCATTAATAAAATAACAATGACCAGAGTTTTCTATTGTAGGATCACCAATAATATAGAATTCACCTCTAATGTTTCTACATTTACTTTTTTCTACTACTGTACCATCAATGGTAAGTACTGTATCTTTATTCATTTTTATTATATATTATTCATTTGTGTCAAATACTACTAATCTGGTTGTATCTACTAAAAAAGTATTTAATATATCAACTGCTTGGTCAGCTTTTTTATTATTTTTATACATTTCTAATCGTTTAATGTATAAAGGAAATTTAGCTAAACCTTCTTTAAATATATCATCTAAATCTTTTTCTAATAAATCATTATTATTCTCATCAGTTAATAACATAATTGATCTATTATTATTCTTCTCTGCATCTACTACATTTTTTTCATTCTGAATAATAAGTTGACCTATATGTTTTAGACTATCTGATACTTTTACTTTTTTATCAATTCTTACACATTCACCATTTTTAAATGTATAAGTGAATTCTGAACCTAATGGACATACTACATCTGTAACTAATTTACCATTTACATATGATTTTGGTGCTACAAATTTACTAGTTACATTTATATTAAATACAGGATGAGCAGAACATATTGACATTGATAAATAATCAAATTTAGCATCATAACTTGCCATATCTAAACAAGCTAAATAATCTATTCTTGTTTTAATCCTAATTCCATCATAAAAATAGTATATACGAGGTACTGAAATTTCATTACCTTTAGTACTAATAAATGGTGTAATAACACGATTCATTTCTTCATTACTTAGTCCTTTTAAATCACGAAGAAATGATTTATCTAAAAATGGTTTATTAACTAAATTAAAAAATGATTGTTCAGATTCTTTAATATTATCTCCTAAGAAATAGAATCCAAAATCAGTAATCCAAGTATAACATCCAGTAATTAAATGTCCATTTCTCCAATATCTCATTTTATTAAAATAAATAGGACTATTATATTGACGATTTTTAGGTATATATATTTCATTTCCTAAATTAATACCATTTGGGTTTAATCTTAATATGGTCTGACGAGGATTATCTTCTTCTGTTTCTATGTTTTCTTTTTTTCTTTTTTCCTCTGCCAAAGCCTTTTTTTCATCTTCAACAATTTGTAAAGCAGTTTTCTTTTTATCTATAGAATGACCAAAAGCATTATCATAATAATCTTCATCATCCCATGCATCTCTATCATTTTTTAAATAAGGATGTCTACCAGTATATGCAGGAGCTATATAAGATTGATAATTATTACTTCTATCTATTATAGTTTTTTCTGCTTTTTCTACTTCACCATCAGTTATTTTATAAACTGTATTATGGTCAAAAGAATGAATGGTATCCACTGTTCCACCAATAGCATATAAACTACTTTCCATTGATGAAATATATACACTATTTTTACTTTCTTGATAATAAAATAAAGGACGTTCTTCTACTGCTAAATGACTGTTATTAGCTTTATTAGATTCACCATGATAACAATATATCACATTAGGCTCATTTAAATTTGAAAATACTAATGCTGCAGCACCATTATATTGAGATAGAACATCATAATTTTTCTTTGTAAAAACAATTTCTAATAATATTTCACTATCTATTTTAGTTCTAGTAATAGTAGAATTATGTTTATGAGTAATATGTGTTAATGATATATCATTTAATTTTGCAATTTCATGATGATTTATAAGGGTACCATTATGTACCCCTACAAATTCATAATGATCATTTACTTCACCAAATCCAAATGGATGAGCATTTTCTACTGTATGTGCACCATATGTACTTGCCCGTGTATGTCCAATTACTGTTGGAAATAATTTAGGTGCATCATAGTTTACATTACTAAGAAAATCTTTATATACTTTATTTTTATCAATACCAATACTAATCTCTCCATCTTTAGTTATCCCACAAGAATGTGTTCCCCTTGCTTCATTAAAAATTCCAAGGATATCAAGTTTAGTTTTATTAAATTTTTTAGGGTCTTTTCCTGACCACGCAAAGATTCCACACATCTATTTTTTTATTTTGTAATTAGTTTTAATTCTTTTAATTTTTCTATTTCATTTAATAATAAACGTGCATTTGGTTTATCATTTTGATTAATTGTTCTTTGAATTTCTGAATCATATTTTTCAATAATTTCATCAATAATTCCATTATTAATTAATGCAATAGCTTCTAATGATTTATTATAAGCCCATGTAATTGATTCATCTGTTTTAATCCAAAAATTAGATAAAGTTCTATATTCTACACCAAAGTTTTTAAATCTAAAACAACCAGCTTTACCATACATTTCTTTTCTTCTATCATCTGGATCTAATAAAATAGATTCTAAACCTAAAACAGCATCCATTGCATATATAATTTTTTCACTAAGTTCTTGTGTTGGGTTATCATAACCTATATGAATATGTCCACCACAAGTTCTTAATTTACCACCACCTTTTGGAGGTGTATTCATTGCTTTCAAATAAACATTATAATCAGGTTCACAACCAAATAATTTAGCTTGAGGTGTATTTAAATATTTTGGATCAATTTCTGCAGATGCAGAATAGTTTAATTTACATCCACGTAAATCAGCTAATATATTTAAATAATCTTTTACGAAATTAATATTATTAACAAATTCCTCTGCTGAGTCAGATGCAGGGATATTGAATTCAACCATAATATTATCTTCTTGTATAGCGTGACCTTTATCACTAATAGGTGTTGGTGCATATTTAGTACCTCCTATTAATCCTTCAGCTGAAACAATTTCTCCATTTCTTTCTAAAAATAATTCAGGGTCTGTTCCAATAAGAATATTCTTTATCATTTTATTGTGTAATTAAATATTTATTAATTAATTGTAAAATATAGTTTTTAGTTTTTTCTGGACATGTACTAAATTCAGGATGACCTTGTATACATAATGATTTAGTTTTATTATAATACACAATCTCTGGTTCTAAAAATGCATCAGGTAAAGTAATTTCAGTATTTTCACCATTTAAATATGTATTACTTTTAAAAAATTCAGACCAAGCAATGAATTCAAATTCTTGTTCTTTCATATTATAAGGATACATCATTTGATGATGAGTTGAAGTAATTTCATAAATTGAACCTGGTTGTGTTTCAATTGTATGATTTCCACTATGACCTGTAACATGTTGAACTAATTTACCTCCACTCATTACAGTAAGAAATTGTGCACCTCTACATATTCCTAATTTAGGAACACGATAGTAATTATTCCACATATTTGATTCTTCTTCATCCCTTTTAGTATCAATACCTGTATATTGTCCTATTTTTTCATTATAATATGCAGGATTTACATCTGCACCTCCTGTAAAAAGTAAAAAATCAATTTGATGTGCACTATAATCTTTTAATTTATTAAATGGTACAAATGTAGCATTAAATTTTGACATTAAAAAGTTAGCATAATCATTATTAAAATGGTTATCAACTCCAATAATTAATTCTTTTTTATTCTGCATTATATTTTTGTTTTAATAATTTTGTTAGTTCTTCTTTATATTTAATAAGAGTAATATCCCCAAAAGATGGAGCTGAATTAATTTCTACAATAATAAAATCAGGTTCTTCTCTTTCTCTACCTCTACTATCTTTAGCACCTTGAATTCTTAAATCTATTGCACCTATATCTAATCCTACAGCATTTAAAGCTTTAACTGATTCAGCTACAATATTATCCCAATTCTTAGGTCTATCAAATAAATCATTTTCTTCTAAGATCCACACACAATGTGCATCATTACGATACCATTTATCTTCATCTGCAGTATCTTCTTTTAACATTTTTCTACAAGAATAGAAACAACCATTTTGAGATATATGTAATCTATATTCTCTAGTATAGTTATAATATTTTTCAAATATATAATGGGTTAAGTCTTTACCTCTCATCCATTCTTGTAATTCTTCAATAGAATCATGTTTTTTATTACCTTGATTTCTACTCCCAAAATGAGATTTAGAGATAATAGGATAAGGTAAATCTTCTAATGAATATACTGGAAAATGATCTTCATCATTAATTCTTTGAATAAATTGAACAAATTCACCATTTCTAGCTATTTGAGCAACAAACCAATCTGCTGTTTTTACATTATTTTCAGTAAAACAATTTTTCATCTTATATTTACTAGATGAATTTTGAACACCTTCTATCGTATTAATTTCTATTCTATTACCACCATTTGTTACTGTATCACGTAAATCTGTAGTAGAACCAAATCTAATTACAGATCTAAAAGGTAATAATTCAAATGTACCTCGTTGTCTTAAAGGTGAATGAGATGGATGTCTACTTCTAATTTTTGGTCTAAAATTGTTTCTCATTTATTGTAACTTTTTTCTTTTAAATAATCTTCCCAATCACCATCTATTACTTGATTATATCCACCTACTTTATGAGGAAATATATAAATATAAGCTTCTCCATAAGGTGTATCAATAGTATCTCGTAAATAATGACTTCTTCCTGTATTTGATGGATTATATCCTTCTAATCTATCAACATCTACAAGCATTTTTTGATTTATTCTATATACTTCTAAAACAATAGAAGTATTTCCATTTTTTATAAGTCCAGGATATGAACCTAAGTCATACATACTATATTCAGGTAAACTATCAAATTTTCCTAAATATGTAGCATTTTCAATTATTAAATGATTATGTAATCCTTTTCTTAGACTACCATATACTGCTATTAACATATTTTTATTTTTAAAATGGTACTGCAATCATATTTTTTAATATATTTACAGCTTTGTTTTTTCCTAAATTTTTAATTAAATCACTGAAATCTTTAGATTGATATTTTTCATCTATTTCAACTTGTAATAAATCAAATGTTTCTGATAAAGATTTACCAAATTGTCGTCCCCAATTAGTTTCTTTATCAAAATCATTATCATATAGAAGGAATATATTTTCAAATCTATCTTTTAATTCTTGGATAATATATTCTTTAGGATGTACTGATTCTGATTGTAATGCTACTGCAGAAATATTAGTAGTGTTATTTACAATAGCCATTACATCTTTTAAAGATTTAGTAATTATTAATGTTTTTCCTTTTTCTGGTAATTGTTCCCACCCTTGCCATACAGAATCATTATGGTTATTTAACCATTTAAAATCTGTATTATAAGGTTGATATATTTTATATGTTTCTTTTCCATCTTTATGTTCAATAAATGCATAAGCATATTTATGTACATAAATAGGATTACCATTAATAAAAATATATTCAATTGGTTCAACTTTATATTTTAATAATGTAGCTTCATCTATACCATATTGTAACCAAAAAGCATAATCTTGAGCTACCCAATTTCTTCGTTTTTTTCCTAATTCTAAAGGTTTATTATTATTTAAAACATCTTCCTTATTTCTAAATAAATTAGGATTATAAACACCTTCACTTTTTTCTATAGATCTCACTATAAAATGTTCATCAATATTAAAATCTATTGCGATTTTACTTAATGCTTCAAAATAATTTAGTTTAAATTTTAACTGTACAAATTTAACAAAATCTCCAGCTCCAATCAACCAATCTTTAAAACAAATTTCACCACTTTCACCAATAAAATATCCAAATGAAGGATTGTTATCTTCACGTAATGGAGAATTTGTAATTACTTTTAATTCTACATCTTGTCCTGTATAAAATCTATATACTGATATATCATCAATATAATTTAGTAATCCAGCTTTTGTTACTAATTTTTTATTTAAATCTATTGTCATAATTTAATGTAAAAAAAGGGGATATTTCTATCCCCTTATTAATATTATACCCAAGATTCAGACTTGGTACCACCATCTAATCCATCAGAAGGAACATCTTGTTCTACTCTCTCTAATAAATCACCTGGTTTTACACGAAGTCTTGTTACTGGTGTTGCAGCATCTTCAATGAAATCAAAATATCTTAATCCCATAAATTTACTTGCATAACCTGCTGTACCATATGTTACAAATACATTGTATTTTTTAGCTCCAGCATTATCGCGTACTAATTTAAATAACGTATCAAATGCTTCTGTTGCACTTTCTACTTTTGGAAATTCATAATTTGCACCCATTACTGCTTTAGCAAGATGTACAATTCTACTCACTTCCCTTACTGCTTTTTTATCATTTTCTTCAGCTGATTTTTGAGGATCATTTTTAGGATAATAAAATCCTTGATTGATTTTACCACCTGTATTATCTTCTATAACCAACTTATAATTTGGATATGTATCTGGTTCACCTGCTCCTCTTTTTTCAACAGAAATTGTTACATCCTTCACTAATCCTCCTTGACCATTATTAAATATAACAGTACCACCAAATTTCTTTTCGTTTAAATCAAACATATCTTATTTTTATTTTAATTATTTATTAATAAATATTTTAGACCAATCTATTTTAATGTCTCCTGATCCATCAGAGACTGCTACTACTATTTCTGCACCTTTAAGATGTTCACTACGTGCTCCACATAATAAACTCTCAGAAGCTTGGAAATTAATAATTGTTTCTTTTTCATCTCTATAAAGATAACCTATAGCATCTACTTGAGAACAAACGATTGAAGCCATTTTACCAGTAAGGTCTAATCCTCTTTCATTCATCTCTTTACCTTCTTTTTCAATCATTTTATCTTTTGTATGACCTAATATAATTAAGGTATCACAAATATCTTCTAATTCTGTTAGAACTGTTGAAAGAGCATTTCTTGTAAATCTATATCCTGCACCATTAGGTAGAGTGGTAACATCATCTCCTACCCAATTACGTCCCATTGGAGTATCTCTATACATCTTATTTGCTAAAGGTAAGACAATATCTTCAAGAGCAGTTACAGTATCTATTGCTATAAAATTATAAACATACTGACCTCTTTTTTTATTCTCTTCCTTTATTTTTTCTATCAATTGTTTTAATATAACAATTGGTAGTTTTTCTTCTTTTTCTGCGTGTCTAATTACATCAAAACGTAATGTATCCACAAAATCACCACCTTTTTCTAAGTCAATTATTAAACAGTTATCTAATCCAGCTACTACTGTGGTTTTTCCCATCTTAGGCTGACTAAATATAACCATTGTTTTTGGATTAACTCTGGAAGCTTTTTCTTTATTAATTGGTAATTCTATCATTTCATCATCATCCGCCCTCTACCATCCTCTTATTAATTATTTATAATTTCATCAAATGTTACATCTAAATTATGAAAGTTTTGAGTATCCATTGTTAAATATTTACATTCTGCTTTAAATGTTTGCCAATATGCACTACCTCTAAAATTATATTTACGAATATCAGGACAATAATTGTACATAAATCCAGCACCATTTGTTCGCCCTGCTTCATATTTTATAATTTCAAATAATATATCTTTAATTCTAGATTTAGGAAAATAAAATTTAGATAATTTAATAATATCATCTAATGAACGATATCTATCATAATCACATTGTAATCCACCTCTAACAAAATATGTTTCTATTGGATCTTGTTTTAAATCTATTGTATAATATAATATATCTTCAATAGATTTTATTATAACATCATCTTTAAATCTAATTTTTCTTATTTTATTATAATAGATTTCTAAATCTTTTATTGTTGTCACATCTTTTTTAGTCATCACTTTTATTTATTATATCTAAGCATTTTACTTTTCCATTAAAATAAATTGTATCAGCTATAATTTGGATAAATTTAATATGTTTATTATGTTTTAAACCATATTTAATTTCAGCTTTTACACCTGTAGAGTTTTTTAAATACTCTATACCTTCTTTAGGTATTAATACCCAAATTTCATCACACCAATCAACAAATTGATAATCAATATGTTGCCAATAATCCCATGTATGAGGTACTGTATAACCTTCTAATAATGTTAATGGGTGTGAATGAGTAATAGGACTAAATACATTTAATCCTTTATTTAGAATTAATACAGATGCTTTATTAGCTTGTTCAAAACTACTTTCAACCATACCTGTATATGGAATTGCTAAATATATTTTCTTTAATTGCTTATTCATATATTTGGTTGTTCTAAAAATTTTTGCATACTAATTTCATTATATTTAAATAGTTTATCCACATTTTTTGGTATAATAGTTGGTGTAACTAATGAATGATTTAAATAACTTGGATATCTATTATTATGTTGTGAAATAACATTATTTTTTACACATTCCATTAAAAAATATAAAGGGTCTGATATAATAACATTTTTTTTTCTAATATCTTTAAAAAATTGTTTATATTCAAAACTATCGGGTTTATACCAACTCATTCTTATAAAATTTAATAATACTAAATTACTATAATAATGACCCTCATTTATTAATTTATATTTTATATATGATTTTTTATTTTTAGTAACCAATTTACAAGGTGTAATTTGATTAATAATATTAACTAATGCTTTTGTATTAGCTAATGAATTAAACCTAGTTCTAAAATTATCAATATAAATATAATCAACTGATTTATTATATAATTCTCTTTTAAGATTATTATACTTATCTAATTTACCTGAATGATAGTAATATGATTTTGGATACATTAACCCTGCCCAACAAGCTATATTAGCTATTTGTTGTAAATTATTATTAATTTTTATATAATAATAACATTGGTAACTACTATAATCTCTCATTTATTTTTACAAATCTTTTAAATTTTTATCTATAAATCTATCATCTAAATCTTTTCTAAACATAGTCATATAAGATAAAAACATAGCGTTACACAATATATGTCCTACATGTGATAATTTACTTTCTTTATCATTATCTTCTCCTTCTAAAAAAGAATTCATATGACGTTGTAGACTTTCACAAGTTTCTGTATATTTTAATCCTTTTTTCCAATTATGATCATCATATTTTTCAGCACCAAACATTAGAACCTGTACTAAAGGTTCTAATGCTCTCCAACTGACTAATGACCATTTCAATTTATTATTATTAAATCGACTACCTAATCCTTCCATTTTTTTTATTTTCTCACAATATTATTAATAAAGTTTACAAATTTATTTAAATTAAGTGTATCTGTAGGTTTTGGTAATTCTGTAAAATAATTTACTGCACCATCAAAATATAATGGACATGTTGTACCACCACCACCTTCTCTACCACCTAGAATTTCTAAGAATCTGATATTATCTTTAAAAAAGGTAACATCATATCCATAATATTCTTTAATTTCATGTCTAAAAGGACTAAACAATCCTAATATTACATTTGCATCTCTTTGTGTAAGTTTACAATCTCCTAATCCATCCATTGTAGGTTTTAATCTACCTACTTTCATATTTTCAACAGATTCTTGAGCAGATGCTTGTTGTTGTATTACTACTGGTATATATCCATATTTATTTCTAAGCTTAATAAGATAATCAGATGATAATTTAACAATAGATTGATGTAAAGACATTTGAACACCATTCTGTGTTTCTGTAGTAATTAAACTGACATGGTCAATTATAATCATTACATATTCTTCAGGGTTATTAGCTTCATAATAATCATCTATTTCTGTAAGATGACCATTTATATCAATTGTTTTCTTATGTTGTGTACCATTTGCATATGCATATTCTCTTACAAATTTGTAAATCGTTTTGTTATCCTAAAGGTTTTTTATCCCTTAGTTCTTATACTTCTTATTCGTGTAAGTCCAGCATACATTTTCATCTACAACATTACTTGTTTAGATGGAGAACACTCGTGGATATATTATATTCATAAAAAAAGAGACTAAAGTCTCTCTATTATGGTTCAATATCTATGCGTTACGGTTCTATATTCTTTTTAATTAATATAGTTACCACGGTATTAGGAATCACACCCTTCACCGTATTTGCTCTCTAATTATCTTAGAAATTTCTCTCTAAGACGGCATTTATTAATCCAATAAATGTATAATAAGATTTATTTTTTTCACTGTAATAAATATAATTTTCTGAATTTAAAAGTTTTTTAATTATTCTAAATTTAGAACTAATTGAACATTTTATAATATTATTTTTATCAAAAATTTGATAAATAGGAATATCACTTCCATTATTTATATTTATACAATTATAAATAAAATCTTTATAATCATTTTTAATTGGTATAATTATATATTGTTTTTGACTAAGAAATCTATTATTTCTTAATATATTATTTAAAACAGATCTATTAGAAAGATTTAATAATTTTATACATTGTTCTATATCTACATTACTATGTAATATATCTCCTTTGTAATTAAATATATTAAATTTTTTACCACTTCCTTTTCTTGTATTTATAATTTCTTTTAAATTATACCTTCTTTTCAAAGTTTCACTTATTTGTAAATTATATTCTTCTGAATTTATTCTAGTTTTTTCATCTGTTGATGTATAAAAACAATTTAAACCTTGATTAATACAATCATAATATTCTTGATAATATCTTTCTTCTTTATTAAGATCTTTTCTTAAACATTCTTTTTCTATTGAAAATAAATGATTATTAATACCATATTTTAAAAATGATCTATAAAGTTTTTTATGAACTTTAACTCTTTTTAAATTTTGATACTGTTTTAATCTTTCTTCAATATTAATACTCTGTCCAATATATATTCTACCATTTGGACTTGTAATTTTATAAATTCCTATCATATGTATATTTTTTTACAAAGATATAAAATTTTTATTACAAATCCAAATTTATTGATGATTATTTTATAATTTATTTAATTATTTAGTCTACCAGTTGGGTTTCTAATATCATCTATAAATTCTACAATTTCTTCAATTTTAGAAAAATATGGTTGATATTTTGATATAATATTTAAATATTCTTCACTTAAAATAGTATCAGCTTTTGTACTCCTTAAATCTTTAGGAGCTATTCTAATACCTTCTTTTACATATAAGATATTAGAGAATGCTGCTAACATTTTCTCTTCTTTACTCATTTCTAAACTAAAGTAGAAGATTTTAAGTTTAATATTTAAATCCTTATCTATTACTTGTTGAATAGTATTATACAAAAATAGCCAATCAGCTATTTGAGTTTTCAATTTTGTTATATTTAAATAAGTTGTTTATAAATAATATTATATATTTTAAAGAATTTAATATATTGTATATCATCATTACTTAAATATTCTCTTTTATTAAAATCTGTTAAATATGTATGATTTTTAATATCATTAAATTTTCTACTATAATGTTGATCATTAACATTTTCAAATACAATTTTTCTAATATTTGCACAAGGTAATGTTTGTATTTTATATTCTTTTAATAACTTCATTAAAACATAAATAATCATATTTTGTTTATATTTATTATTAAATAAATATTCTTTAAGATATTTAATAGTGACTCCTGTATAATAATCGTTATAATACTTATAATCTCTGTATATATTAGATTTAATTTTACGACTATCATTATCTAAAATCTTTAAACCATATAGTGTACCTTTTAAAGGTTGAAAATATTCTAATAAAACTTTTTCAATATTATCTAATTCTTTTTTTAATTTATATTTATTCATATATTTCTTATTTAAATAGTTAAATCATTTCTGTTTAACTCTATAATTTAGTATTAATATATATTTTATCAAATAAGTTATCTAAATATTCTCTTGTATATTTAGTATTTTCAGTACAATTTAAATCTATATATCCATAAGTACCTTTAGATATAAAAGTATACCAAAATTTATTATCTGGAATATAAGCTTTAAAAAATACTACTTTTTTTAAACTACTACATACTCTAGCACAAAAACCTGATTCATACAATGCTTGTAATAACATTTTTTCAGATACTTTATATTTTCTAAAATATAAAAATAAATCATCAAATGATCGTCTTTGATAATAATCATCTTTTTTTGATTTAAATAATAATTTATTAAAATACATAGCATTAGTTAAATTATCTAATTCTTTTTTAGTTTCATCTAAATTCATATATATTAAATTTATATTTATAGTTCGGACTATCTCATCAACCTAATCTAAATATTCTTTTTCACATTTTCTACAAATTTCTTTAATATATAAATTATTTGTATTTTCATGTTTACAGTTACAATATTCAGGTTGTTCCTTGTTAGTCTCTACACCGTTTTCTAAAAATTCATTTAAAAGTTGATTTATATCTTTATTTTTATTTTTTTTGATATTATTACCAAGAAAAAGTCCAAATTGACACATATCTTCTTTCGTGAATTTATTATCAAGTGACGGCACGGGATTGTCTTTTTTATTCATAATTACAGATTTTTAATATACATTTTTAAATCACCTATTGTTGGATAACCTTTTCTACGTTCAAATTCATGTATGTTTGTAAAACCTAATATTTTAAGATTAGATTCTAATACAAATTCTCCTGGAGATACAATAACAAAAACTGCAGTTTGTCCATTTCCAGTAGTAATACCTACTTCTGTATTAGCTTCTTTTTGTCTAGCTAATATTTGTATAGCTCTATTTAAATCATGTAATGATGTTTTATTATCTACATCATTAATTTGACATAAAGCACAACAAGCTGTTGTTGTTTTTTTCATTATATTTGTTTTTTTATATATTTTTCTTTTACATCAAGATAAAAAAATCCTTGTATATCACGTGTATCTAATCCATGAGCTATATTTTGATAAATTTTATGTTCAAAACCTAATTCAGTCATCATATTAATAAAATTAATTGAATTTGGACTTAAATTTTCTTCATCATATTCATAGTCATCATTATCATTATTATAATAGTCTTCATTATATAAACCTTGTACAAACATTATTGCAGTAGGAGCACGATGGAACCATTTTGAAGTATTATTTCTTGATATATCTGCTTTAATAGCGTCTTCCATTATAGTTTTAAATAAAAAAATAAATTCATCTTTTATTTCTTCATTAAAACTATATGTAGAAGTATATTGATACATTTGTACTGGACCACATCCACTTATAGTATCACATAATCTTAGTTTAGCATTTCTATATTTAAACTCTGCATGTATTTGCCAGTTTCTAAAACCTTTATCATAAGGTGGATTATTTACAACTTTTATTTCATCTTTATTATGTTCCATATTGTTTAAAAGAGTTTCCCCGTTAGCTAATTTTTTAATTAACCCCTATTTCTAGGATTCGGAATTCAACTATATATTACTATATAGAGGGGCAAAATCTACCCACTTTACTATTCGCTGTTAATAAGTAATATTTACCTCGTTCAATACCAGGTAATTCATTTTCAAACCTTGGTAAACCCCAAGGTATACAATTTATTTTTCCTGATAATAATCTTTCTCTACGATCAATCAGGTTTTCGTAGACTCTACTAAATAAACTCATATTATTAATTTAAATTTGTTGTCCAATCATCACCTATAGTATTATTAATTTCTTCTATATATGCTGATAATCTGGAAGATTCTTCTCTATTATTTTCTTGTTTATAAATAAAATAATCTGCACGTTGTAAGAATCTGTAATCACCATTTAAACTTTTAATATAAATATCAGCTGCTTTTAAAATATCATCAAAAGAATAATTTGGATTCTCTTTCATCCATCTTGTTAATTTATCTTTACAAGATTGAGAGCTACCCATAGCACCAGGTTTTAACCCTGACCATTTTATTCTAAATTCTTCTATTCTATTTCTAATATCTAAGTTTATTAGTCTTTCAGATTTTTTTATTATTAATTCTTCTTCTTCTAAAGAATTATCAATTTCTACAGTTAGAACTTCGATAAGCTTAATAGCTTTATCTCTTAATATGACTCGTATTTGTTCATTTTCTGTTATTATTTTTATAAATTTTTTATTTTCTAATTGGTTTAAGTCAATATTATTATCTGCTTCAATATTATTAAATATATGAAACAAATATAATAATTCTTCTACAGAAATACGTAATTCTTTTAATACTTCAAAATTTAGTATTAAAGATTTATTCATATTTCATATTTTATTTGTTAATCTTCATCCCACAAATGCTCATCAATAAATGCATCAGCTATTACTTGTGGTACCATTCCATCTCCATCACAGTATTTACATTTTTTAATGTATTTACCTTTATGAAGTACTTCTCCTGTTCCAATACAACTTGGACATTCTACTAATTTACTCATTATTTAAACAATTCATCCATTGTTAATGTATATTCTATTTGTTCATTATCTTCAACCCAATTTAAATGTTTCATTACATCTTTAACAGATATATCTTGATTCAATTGCTCTCTAGCATATGATACTATTTCATAAGGTATCATTGTTTTTTCAGAATCTATAATTAAATCTATTATTAATGTCTTTTCATTATATGGTTTTTTCATATTATAGTGTTAATGAATTAATTACTTTGTAACATTCTTCTATATAATATTGATAATTAAGATCATAATCATCTTGTTCTTTAAATGTATTAAATAATGTACATTTCCAACCTGCTTCAATATTAGTTTCTCTTTCTTCAGGTTCTATTGTAACATTATCTTTTATAACATCAAATATATTTAATTGATTTGAATCAAATTTAATTTTATATTTATCTGTATCAGTTAAATTATTTTTATCTAATGGTGGAAGTTTTTTAATTAACTCTACACCTTCATTTGATACATAATAACGATTCATTTTATTTAATTCAGTATCTACAAATTTAAAATCTTTTAACTCACGTTTATATAATATATTATTTTGTTTCATTTTAGAACCAATACAAAAATCATAAATACCATAAACTTCTCCAAAAGAATAATTAATTTTATTATTTAGATGATTTAATATTGTATCTTCTACATTAATATTATTAATAAAATAATTCGCTAATGATAATGCTACAATACGCTTACTATGATTTTTATGATAATCTCTATCAATTTCAAATATACCTTTAAATTTTACATTATCAGATGAAATAATATTAATATAATTATTAACATCTTTAGCAATAATTTTTTCACAAATTTGTGTTTCTAAAGGAATATTAACTATTTTTTCAACTTCTTTACAAGCTTCATTAAGTAATTCTAAATCAGAACGATGTATACGATACATAGCTCCATCTGTATTTTCAAAAATAATTTGAACATCTTTTTTACATTTTTCAAATACTTTTTCTGTTAATAATGTTAATATTAATTGACCATTAATACAAATTGCTAATTGCCACTTAGGATCATATAAAAATGCATATTTATCTTTAGACAGTCCATAACTTCCATTTAAAATAATTTTTAATACATAATTTCTTGGGTCTTTCTTATCATAGTTCTTTCGTTCTATATAAAAACCTTCGTAAATTTGATTAAATATTTTTTCAGGAATATGTTCTGGATGTAATTTATTTGTAAAAGATAAATGTGGGTAGTAGCTTGCGCATAACTACTGTGTTAATCTCTAATTTCTTAGAGTATCGGACTATATCTTAATTTTACACCATATATATCCATATATAGTTGGTTTATAACCATTACATACTGAATATATATTTTGCCATTTATAATTAGGATTAGATTTAATAATTTCTTTGACAGAAAGCCATTCTTTAATAAAAATGTTATCTTTGTCAAATTGTTGTATTTTAAATTTATGTTTTTTTTCAGAAACTTTTTTAGCCATTTCTTTTTTAGCCAATGGATTATTTTTCCAATACTTATGAGAATGTTTCATATTATCATATTCTGGATTAGAGTACATTTTAATCTTACTCACTGACATTTTTTGTTTAGTTTCTTCTGATAATATACATTTTGTGTCTGAATCCAGTCTTAAATTATAACCAAATTCTCTTTGGTTACTTTTTAATTTTAAAATCCAGTATAATTCTTTTTCTTTTAATATATTATCATTTTTTGGTAAAGATTCTAAAATAATATATTCAAAATTATCTCGACCATATTTATGCCAAGAATTAATTAAATGAATATTGTCATTTTTGTCTTTTTTATTTAGTTTATTAATATGAAACCTTATTCTTTCATATATATTAACTGATTTACCAATATAAATTTTATTGTTTATAAGGTTTCTTATACCATATATACCACAATTATTTAAATCTCTTTTTCTATTAAGCTTCATATTTGTATATTTTAAATTATATACAAAGGTAAGCTATTTCTAGTTATTATCCTAATTTTTAAGCAACTTTTTTATAATAATTTTTATTATAAGTAAAATTTTGCTCGCTTTTTCACTAATACACTACTATTAGCTAATTCCTGTTATTAAGCTATATTGCTATAGCTCAGGTAGTCTCTGAACGTTCCTACTCTGTAGGCTTCGCTGCTGATTGTCTTTAACTTAATATTAAGATTTCCAGCAATTCAAGCAATTGTTTATTGTCTACTCCGCTTTAAAGTCGACATCAACTAATATATATTCATCATCAGATTCATAAATTCCAGCTTTACCAAAAGAATGTAAACCACCTTCAGCATATTCTCTAATAACATTCTTATAAGGTACTGAGAAACTAATAGAATTAAGTTTCTTTTGTTCCTCATTCATATTAGATGTATCTACCCAATTATATCTTTTAAAAGTATTTAATGTTCTAATATTAATTGGGTCATTAAATTCAATATAATCAAATAAAATATCTGTTACAGGAAATATATTTCGATATGTTCTTAATTGAGTAACATCTTTCTTAGATATACCCATTTCTTTAGCTAAATATTTACTAAATATTTCTTTAGATATTTTAATTTCTGATGCATTAATGAGATTGATATCTTCTAAATCAGTATAAAATTGTCTAATTTCAATATGTTTCTTACTTATATTAAAGAATTCATGTGTAGCATTTAAATCATTTCTACAATATTGTATTGTAATACCTTTAGCATTATCATCTAAAATACTTCCTGGTTTATATGGTAAATCAGCTACATTTGGCATCCTCATAGCAAATTCTAACCATTTTAAACTTGTTGATTTATTTTTATTATCATAATGCCATATACGATATAAATCAAGTTGAGGTATTTTAGTTTGATTATCCCAAATACTTGAATATTTATTATTAATAATTAATTTAACTTCCTCATATATTTGTTCTGACGACCAGTTATTATTATCTTTTAATATACTATTATGTAATACAGGATAATCAAAGTTAATATTATTAAAACCTACTAACTTTAAATCTTTTTGATATAAAAATTCTCTTAATTCTTTTAAATCATTTGTTCTATCACTAATTTCAAATTCATAAAAATTATTAGTTATAATAGATTTAAAACTTGCTAAAAAGAAATTAGGATATGTTTCTAAATCATAAATATAAATCATTCTATTTGTCCTTTCTTCATCATCATCTTCTTCATTTAAATTAAATAAGCTGCCTAACTTATTACTAACCTCTATGAGTCTTTATATAATTATATATATTCTAACATTGTTAATATCATATTATCAAAATTAGTATATAATTTATTATTTGTATTAATTGGTATATAATAATTTATATTATCATATTTCACTTTACGATGAGTTTTTAACATTGAATCTATGTAAGTTTGACTTTCAAATTGTCTAACTATAATTCCATACTCATCTAAGAATTCAGTTATTAATTTGTTTCTTAGCATAGTTTCATTTATTTAAAATTGAATTTAATTTTCTTCTTTATGGGTTTGAATATATTTCTTCATTTCTTGTACATTATGAATATCTAATAAAAGAAATAAATCATACCAACTATAATTAGAGTTTTCTGGTATACATTTTCTAAAACTATCAACATTTTGTGATTCTGTATATAAAATATATCTTAATATTCCAGCATCATGACAAATACCAAAATTAGGACTATATTTATTATTATATTTTAATAAAACTAAATGATGCATTAATTGTTTTTCATCAATGTCTGGAAAATAAGTTCGAGTAACTTTTAAAATATCATCAAATCCTCTATATTTATTTGGTTCACAATGTATCAGTTTACATTCTTTATCAAAATAAGTAGCATCACCATAACAAACATATCCTGATGTACTTTTAGTTAGAAAAGTTAATAAAAACTCTCTAACTGTAGTTGGAATAGGAAAGTCTACATATAATTTCATAGTTTACTTTTTACTAATTTTTTTATAGCAGTCATTACTGTACCATTACGACTCCAAAGATTCAGATTATATATATCTGTAATACTTAAACAAGGTTTATTCATTAAAATATATTCTTCAGCTTTTTCTTTTGTTGAAAATATATATTTAGAATATTTAAATAAATATTTATGTTCTCCTTCAACTACATACCATTCACAACTTCCAGGTATTTCTTTAGAAAAACCTACAGGATAATATTTATCACCTTCAAATATATCAACACCATCTTCTGTTGTGAATAATGGTTGTTTAAAATGTTCTACAAATTCTAAAATATCTTCACCATCATTAAATCCAACTATTAATAAATTTGATTTTCTACAAATTTGAAAATATTTAATTTTTCCAGTTAAATGCGTATTATCACCAATAGTAAATACTTCACCATCTGATAATCTTTGGACCGAATGTATAACACATCTATTATTTTCTAAATCATTAAGTTGTTGTTTTAATGTATAATTAGTTGATGATTTAATACTTTGATCAGATTGTACATAATAATTATTATTTCTTAATGTATGATAATATGAACATCCGTTACCATATTTAAAACTTAATATCTCATAATCTTTTTCAACAATTTCTTCCCAAAATTCTGGATATTTTGAAGGGTTTAACCAAAGTCCATGATAATAATAATTATCATCTTGATTTTTTTGATTTTTAAGTTGTTCAAGTATATAACCTAATTCAGGACTACCTGGATATTTTTTTATAAGTTTATATTTTTTTTTCATAATTCAATATTTAAAAGTTTTTCTGGTAAATATTGTTCAGGGCAATTAATTATAACTATTTTTTGAGCCCAATCAAGATTATCTACTAAATATGTATTTGATTCTTTAGTTGCTGATATATATTTTATTTGTATAGAAGGTTTTTTAACGGAATTATCAATATTAATTCTAATATCTTTTAAATCGATTTTAACAAATCTATACGTACCATCTACTTTAGCAAACATTTTAACATAATTTTCTGTTGTTGTAGACTGAGAATATCCTCCTATAATAAGAAAATAATATCCTGATGTTGACATATTAGTATTTTCTTTAGTAACTAATTGTCGTAATTCCATTTTACTACTTATATAATGTTTACTTCTCATAGATTCACAAGAAACAAATAATATAGTAAATATTATTAATAATATTAATTTTTTCATTTTAATTATAGTTTAAAAAATATGATGAGAACGAAAACTTATTATACTCACTTTCTGCAGTCTATTATAGACAGTCCGACATATTTATATTATTTAATATATTTTAATTTTTGAAGTAGTTTATAATCTTCTTCAGTACAAGGTCTAAAATATAATTCACCATCTATTTTATGTTGAACTTTCATTTTAACACCTTTTACTGTTTTATAATGAATATATTTACCTGTTAAAGTTCCTAATAAATATTGTACTATAAAATATCTTATTATTTTATATAATATAAATAATATTATTATACTAAGTATAGGTATATAGAATCCCATAATTTATTTTTTTAATATTTCTAGTTTCTGTTGAATCATATCATTCAATACTCTTTTTTCAAAATCTGAATAAATTCCAACCTCTTCATTAACTTCTTGTTCAATAAATTCTTGAACATTAATTACTTCTTGTGTTTTATCACAACTTTGAATAACTTTAGTTAATTCACCAATTGAGTATCTCATGATGTAAAATCATGATATAATATCTGAAATATTTTAATAGCTATAAGTAAAAATCCTATTCCAAATAATTTAACTATAAGTACATGAAATATACTTACTTCATGTTTTTGAGGCGCATCAATACCAAATAATAAGATGATACTTAACATACCCATAAGTGCACCTACAACAAATGTCATAAGTCTCATTGTGTTACGATATTTCTCTAAATTGTTCATAAATTTAATAATTTAAAAATAGCCATATAAATAAATAATAGTATATATTATATTATATATTATATTTCTTTTGTTACTTTTCTTTGTTGTGATTTAAATGTGATTTAAGACATTAAAATATTTTATCTAATATGAGATACCAGAATTTAGTTTTAATGTCTTAAATCTATTTTAAAATCGTTTTTATGATAATATTAACTTAATCTTTCCAAGTAATAATTGGACAACTTTTATTATAAAGATTTTTTATCATATCAATTATAACTTTAAAACCTTTAAATACTGTTATTATTATTAATTTTATTATATTCCACATTTTTCTTGGATATTTCCAATAATCTATCGGTGGTATTTTAATGAAAGTATATTTATTAACAATTTTATGTATTGTTATTATTAAAAATACTAATAATACCATCAAAAATATAAATATAATAGTTGTTAAAATTATCCCTAATGCATTTAAAAATTGTGCAAAAGTAAATAAATGTAATATAATATATATAAAATAACTTACTATTGTAATTGTTAATCCTGTTATTAAATATAAAAATAATTTACCTATCCAACCATATGTAAGATTATCAATAATTTGTTGTTGTTTTTGAGATTTATTATTTAAATATTTTTTATATGTTGTATATTTATCATAAATTTTATTTTCAATATACTCTATATTAGGATGATAATGATCTAAAATTGTTTTTCTGTAATATTTAGATTTATAAAGATTATAATATTCTTTATCAGATAATTTTTCTTGTTGAACTATTAATTTTAGTTGAGCAATATATTCTTGTGTTTTTAACTTATTTTTTTCTGATAGTTTTTTATCGCAATATTGTAAAAATTTAATAAAATATTTACCTGTAATAATTAAAGGTAAAATGAAAAGACTACCAACAAATTGCCAAAAATATGGACACATTGTTTTATATCTATTTACAGGATTTACTCCCCATAACCATGTAAAGAATAATACATGCCATGCATTTTTTTTGAAAGTATACAAATTTGTATCCATTATATTCTTGTTTTTAAAATTTCTATTTCTTTTTTAATTCTTGTAATATCTTTTTCAGTAATTTCAGTTAAACCATTTTTATCACCTATTTGGTTCTTAATTGGT